ATATCCCCATCACGAAAATCAATCTGGTGTCCCGCTCAATCGTGGCGGCAAGCTCTCGCGAGAAGAATTTCCTGTTCAGGTTTGGCGATTCCGATGTCCCGATGGATGTAGTCCATAACGGGAAGACCTATAAGGTCCGCCCCGTGGCGACAAACATCGAGGAATGCATTCCGGTGAACTCGGCTTTGCTCAGGATTACGTCGAAGCGCGAATACGAAGGTTCGTTCGACCCGTATGTATGCGTCCAGGTTGGCGACAGTTTCATCGCGTTCGTGATGAGTCTTGATTCCCCGGTTCACTACGAGTCATCGAACCCGCCTGCACCGGGAACCGAAGAATACAACCGTATGATGCAGCAGGCCGAGATCATGCGGAACGGCATGAACGAACCGCGTCCCATTTCGGTAATCATTGCCAACATGGGCGAGGAGAAACTCCCCGAAGACCTGCCGGGCACGATCATGATGAGCATTACCCGCAAGTTCCTCGACACCAAGAAGTTCGTGTATTCGTTTACGGAAAACGGTGCACTGAACCCGCAGAAACGCGCAGTTGTCGATTACAAGCCGTTGCCGGAAAAGTTCGATGCCTATGTCAAGTCCTTCAGGACGATGTTCGACAAGGGCCTGCATCGCGGTATCTGCTTCGTCGGCAGTCCTGGCTGCGGCAAGAGCACGCTTATGCGCCAGATTTCCGACCGTTTCCCGGAATATATGACAATCCGCCTGGAACCGGACATGTTGGACCGCCCCCAGGCGCTCCGCAACATGTACGAGTTCATCCGCGTGATGCGCAACGTGATTATTCTCTGCGACGACCTTGACGGATGGGTCAAGAAGGACAATGCGAAGGACCGCCACATTTCCAAGTGGATTGAGGTGTTTGATCGCCTGAACGAGCTCCATACCAGCGACGGGGTGTCGTACCTGTTCTGCTGCACGATGAACGACCCGAGCGTGGTAAACAGCACTATCATCCGCCGCAGCGGCCGTATTGACGAAGTGGAAACGATTGGCAAACTTACCCGGGAACAGCTCAACTACCTGCTTCCGACGTATGATGCCGCAGTGAATGGGCAGTCGAAGACTGACTTTACTGCGCCGGAGTTCGACTGTGTGAAGGATGCCATCATCGCCCGCAACTTTACCCCGGCGGACATCTACAACATCTTCTCGCATGTGGCAATCGACGGTACGTTTGCCGGTACCTACACGCCGGAGATGCTGATGGAAACCTTCACTGTTATCGAGCAGCGTAACGCGGCATCCCATACCAACTTCCTTGACGATGGGAGCGGCGGGCAGCCTGGTTTCTGGAACAACATGCCGAAGCCGGAACAGGATCCTCCGTATAATCTTCCCATAAAGCATGCTACGCTCGGGGTCGATACTCCGTTCCCCGGCCAGATGCAGCAATAAGTGTGTGCCATAATAGAAATCCGATAGAAACAGCCCGCGGGAGACCGCGGGCTTTTACGTTTACCACATCCCGAACTTGTTGCTGCAGGCATACCAGTCCGGGTCCTGCGTGACGTTCTTGACGCACTTCTTGACTTCCGGTGGGTGGAACAGGACATCCTTCTTCATCTCGTCCACGATGTCCGAGACGTCGAAGGCGTAGCCCGGGGTGATGCTCGTGGCCTGCTGTTCCCCGGTTGCTCCGGTCTGGAGGTTGTTCAGGCCGAGGAGGTTGTCGATGAAGTGGCGCTGCTCCGGGTCGTTCTTCACGCTCTCGGAGACCTGCATGCCGTTGTCGAGTGCGACTTCGAGGTAGAGCTTCCAGAAATACTTTCTCCACTTGTATTCGTATTCCGGGATCTCGTCGGTGACGCTGCTGACGTTATAGAGCTTGTTGTCGTAGAGCGGTTTCAGCTTGTCCCCGGCCTTGGGGAAAATCTGGTCCGCCGTATAGCCGAAGTAACGGAATTCCTCGTAGCCGCGCTGCCACCAGATGGGGTTGTGCTCCTTCGGGTCGCATTTCGGCACCACGCCTTCCCTTCGGAGGCTTGCGTAGTTCCGTTCGAGGAACAGCGGCATGTGGAGGTAGATTTCCTGCTTCGCCGTGTATTGGAGACCGAAGCGCTTGTAGAGCTCGTTCTGCGGGTTGAAACCGACGAGGGCCGGTATCTCGAAGTACCGGTCTATCGTGCGGTTGTTGTCCTCCTTGTGGAGGGGGTCCGAGCTGACATCGAAGGTGGTCGTGTAGTAGGCGAACTTCGTGCCGGCCTGGCGCTTCATTACCGCCTTGATCATGACGTCGTAGCGGTTCTGGTCGCGGAACGAGTTGTGCTGGCGGAAGTGGTAGGTGTAGCCCTTGTCTTCCGTATGCTCGAACTCGGGCTGGTTGGCCTGTATCTTTTCGGGGCGCTCGACGAAACCCTGGGCACGCTTGTTCCAGAACGGCATTGATACGTTCGCTAGGACGCTGAAATTGGGAACGAGGCGCGATGTGTGGCGGACGTTCGCCTTGATGTCGAGTATGAGTTCGGGCATGCCAATAGTTTAGAGACTGGCGGTCCGAAAACTGCCCCGCGACCCCTCCGGGACTATAAACTAGGGATAAGTTTTGGATCAAGAGAATGGCAGCCAGGAAATATACTAAAATACGGTTCGAGGACATCCAGTCCGAACTGATGACCATTTTGAAGGCCAAGGGCGGACCCCTCGCTGACCTCTCCGACAGCTCATACGGTCGTATCCTCCTCGACCTGTTCGCGGGCACCGCGGACCTCATGGCGTATTACGCAGAATCGTCCTTCCAGAACGCTTTCCTGGAAACGGCGACCAACCTCGGGTCCATCTATGCCGGTGGCCGCATGCTCGGCTACAGCCCGAGACGCCCCGTTCCCGCAAAGGCGGGCGTCGGCATTCAGACCACGACGACGGGCCAGTATGACACGATCCGCGTGTTCATCCCGAAGGGCTGTGAATTTGCCCTCGGCGGGCTCACGCTCACCGCAATGTCCGACATGGAGTTTTCCTATGACCGCAACCTGGACGCGAACCACACGGGCCTCATGACGCTCATGAGCGGCTATGCCGTCCTCGCGGAAGGTATCAGCAAGACGGTGAACTTCGTGTCTTCCGGCAAGCAGCACCAGGTATTCATCATCAACGACCCTACGTTTGCCGACTATTTTGGTGAAAGCGACCCGAATTATGCCGATGACGGCAACGTTTCACACCGCGCGTCGGGTTTCACGACGGTGACTTCCGATGCGACGCTCGTTGACGGGGTCGATATGGACTCCGTCATGGCCGACCGTCTCTACTGGCGAATTTCCCGCCGCGGTTTCACGGATCCGTCCAAGGATTCTTCCGCCAACGACCTTTCCGGCTTTGTCCCGGGTTCCGGCAGCTACACGACCAACTATACCGTAATCCTGAACACGTCCAACGACGGCAACGTCCAGATGAAGTTCAGCGACGGTCTCAAGGCGGCAATCCCTTACGGCATCATCTCCGTGACCTACTTCTCCACGCATGGCGAAGCGGGCAACCTGACCAACGTTTCCGGCTCTACGCTTTCGACATCTGCCTCCAGCATCACGATTACGCAGGCCGACGGTTCCGAGAGTGACATCACGATTAACGACCTCAACATCGCGCTCACTACCGACATCAGCGGTGGCCAGCCGATGGAAAGCGCCGAGTCCATCAAGAACAACTCCCCGGAAATCTACAACACGCTCGACCACCTCATCAACGGCACGAGTTACAGCGTGTTCCTCCGCCGCTATGCGGACGTGAAGTATGCGATTGCTTTCGGCGAAGACATCCTCAATACGAAACTGAGGAACGGTGGCATCAATGTGAAGTATATGAACCAGGTGCGTTTCTCCGCGTTGAAGGACCTTTACCGCGAGCGTGAGGGCACTTACTACCCGACCACTTCCGACGAGTATTTCCTTTCCGGCGCGAAGGTCAATGGCCTCATGTACACCTGGGAATACGATTACCAGGATGTCGATGCGATTGGCGCGGTGAACCAGACCGAGCTGCGGAATACGATTGAGGCAATCCGCACAAAGCTGGCTTCCGACCTTGCTGCCAACCATCTCGGTAGCCGCTGGGTGGACGGCGCGTCTGACCCGGAAGGCTTCGCCAACGAAATCATCTCGAACTACCTTACCGCCCTTGTCCCGAAATACCCGCTCGACTACAAGGTGTTCAACGCGAACCTCAGCCCGATGGATTTCGTCGAGCCCGGTTCCGAGCTGCACTCCATCATGGTTGCGCTCAACCGCCGCGGCATGCTTACCGTCGGTGGCGGGTTCCACTCCTACGTCTATCCGTCCGTGCACACGATGCAGCTGCTCATGGACGTTACCCTCTACAAGGGCAACAAGTTCACCGACATCCGCGACCGCATCAAGAACGTGGTCTATGCCTACTTGAAGGACAACACGGAGTTCTCCGTCCCGATCTACCGTTCCCGCATCGAGGCGCTCATCCACCAGATGGTCGAGGTGGCCGGCGTGGATGTCCGTTTCGAGCCGATTGATGACGGGTTCCGCAACCTCGACCTTGCCACCCTCCCGTGGCTCGGCGAGCTGACCTACGAGTATATCACGCCGGATTCCGTCGATGATGAGGGCAACGAGTTCACCTTGCAGTATCGCTATGCCGGGGAGGCATCCGCTTCCCTCCATCAGGACGTGTTCAAGATGCGCAAGCAGACCGGCGAGATGGACCAGGGCAGCATGCAATACCGCATACAGGAGTTCTACAAGCAGAATGTGGCCCCGAAACTCGCTGCCGGCAAGCTGACCGACAAGCAGATCGATACGTTCGTCGCCTACATCTGGGAACAGGTGATGCAGGAGATTTTCACCCCGGTTTACGAGGCGCTGACCGAGGCCCGCACTACCGGCGACGTGGCTACTGCCGGGCGCCTCTATGACGTAATCAACGCCATCAAGGGCTGGAGCATGGAAGCCGACGGGCTTACGTTCAAGGACACCGAGAACGTGGTCGGCATGGCCGAAATCAACGGTTCCGGCCTTTACAGCTACATGCGCTATGGCCAGGAGTATATCAAGCTGGTGCGCAACGTGCTCGAATACTACGTGTGCGCGTCGCTCATCGACGAGCAGGGCAACATCACCAACTACTCCAACCGCAACGAAATCGTGCAGATAGTGATTCCTACCGAGGGCATCGAGCTTTCTGTCGATTACAATGTCTCACTTAAGACTTCGATGGATACCTAATGAGAGCGATACCGTATAACGACGGCGGTCAGTTTAGACACAGCGACTTTGTCGCCTACCTCCCGGACTTCCTGAAGACGGAGCCCGACGTTGTAGAGTTCGTCCAGGTGATGAGCGACTACATCAACAACGCATATCGCAACCTGCGGACGACCACCGAGTTCGAGATTGTCCGGGTGTGCTCCGAAACGGACGTGTTCCGTGTCAAGCAGGCGCAGTCCAAGTTGAAGGACATGTTCGAGCACGCCATGCACAGGGCATCCCCCATCCTGCTCCTTTCCGCGCCGCGCAACAACGTGCGCAGCAACGCCGCCCTGGGCAACGTAAACGCGGAATATCCGGTTACCATGCGCGTCCAGACCGAGAAGGAGGACGTGGTTCCCAATGCCTCGATCAGGGGCCTCGGGACCGGCGTCGCCGACGGCCAGGTCGTGTATGTCGAGTTTGCCGGTGGGGATGTGCACCCCTATTACTATGACAAGGCTTCCGACAGCCTTCGCCCCGACCCGATGGGAAATTCCCAGGACCCGTTCGACGGGACCGACAATACCACGGACAGCGTGGTTTCCTTCGTCGTTGACGAGGTGGGGAGTGTCTATGCCCGTTACTTGAAGACGGTAAACGGGATCAACTACTACGAAGTCTATTTCCGCTTCCATGTGTCGTCGGTGTCCCGCACGGTGGAGAGTGGCGAGAACGGAAACCTCGTGGTTGACTACCTCAACTACGTGGTGAACCCTGGCGACCATATCAGGACGTCCCTCGTATCTACCGACAGCGCCGTGTATTCATGGAAGAACGGTTTCCCGACCGGCATGTTCTACATGCGCGACATGAGCACGGCCAACATCGTGAACCTTTCCGGTGACGGCGGGGACATGGCGAAGGACCCGTCCCAGGCCGATGTCACCGAGAAATGTGCAATCGCGACTGCAGAATACAGTTCCGGCGTGCTCCGGCTTACGTTCAAGCAGCTCCCGACAATCGCCGACGGGGCATACTGCTATCTCGTCCATCGCAAGAACAAGGACGTTTACTACGAGTTCAAGATGAGCTTCCCCGACCCGTCTTCGACGATGGCGGTGGATGGCCTCGTCACGCTCACGCTCGTGCCCACACGCGCCTGCGACATGACGGCAATCGTGGAGAACATCACGCAGTATGAGTTCACCCAATATCCGCTCTTCGAGAGCTACTGGTCACTCGACTACGAGCACCCGAAGACGGTGGTCAAGTGGAATGCGCAGGTTCCCCTCTGCGGTCATGGGACGATAAGCTCCGGGAAGGCCTCCTTCCGTGGCTACCGCGATGCCGACATCGTGAATGATGTCGTGTATGAGGGATATGTCCCGAGTTCTCGCCTCTGCGGCGGTGACGGCTTCTACATGGACCATGGCGACTTTGACATCGGCGACCCGGTGTATTCCGACGACCTCATGTGGGAAGGGGTCGCGATGATCCGCGACAAGGTTACCGGCGTGTTTATCGACGGTATCGAATATACGCAGTATTTCCTCAGCGAGGGTGTCCGCGTGGCCCGTTCCTCATACGGGAAGAAGGTCAACATCACCCGCGTCCGCGGCGGTATCATCACCGCAGGGTCGGACAGCAACGCCGACTGTGTCTATTCTGGCGATACGATGCCTTCCGCGGGGGACTTGCTTTTGCTGACGGCGGTCGATGACCCGATGGACCGGCACTTCATGCAGGTCGCCAGCGCGGCAGACCGCACAGTGTTTTTCGATTGCAGCACCCTGTCAATCGGCAAGCGCTATTTCGTCACCAAGCTCGTCAAGGACGAGAGCATGTTCGCGAACGGCGTAGTCCGCTATATCTATGGCGATGACGAGACCTCCGCGGTGCTCGATTTCTGTACCGGCATCAAGATTACTACGGCCAAGTGGCTCGTTGCGACTGACCGCGAGACGGAAGGCAAGGCCCTCCTCGTCATGACGACCGGCGTCAAGACCGACGGCGAACAGCTGTTTGACGGGGACCTTGTTTACGATCCGGTCGATGACCAGATTGACGAGGTCCGTCACGGGATGCGCTATGCCGACAAGCTCTCTTGTCGCGCGTTCAATTTCATCTCGATCCGTAACCAGTTTGTCCCGTTCTTTGGGCAGTATGACACGCTCGAACTCGGCGAGGAGCCGGATTACTCCCTCCCGCACGATGTCCTTACTTCGCTGACCTACATCCGCAAGGTGAACACGACTGGCCTGAAATTTGGCTACAAGGACAGGGAATGGCTCTATCATGCGGCGGAGCTGAATATCGCTGCCGATGACCGCAACGGTTTCGTGGAGTTCATGTCCGCTGGCCAGTATTCCGACATCGTTGACAGCGACCTGACCAAGTTCCGGGATGCCGTAATCGACTATCCTGTGGTTGCCTATGGTGCCGACAAGGAAATCCGCAATGACATCGACTCCGTGATGGCCGTCGATAACAACGACGGGACATGGACAGTTACCGTGTCCTCTGCCGCGCACGGGCTCGTCGACGGCGTTACCGTGGATATTTCCGGCATCGACAGCGAGGATGCGCTCGCGAACGACATCCTGTTCAATCTTTCCGGCGTGGCCGTGCATGTCGTGGATAACGACACCGTGAGCTACACCGTGGAAACCGACGAGGTGTTTACCCGCCGCGTGTTCGAGATTTCCGACCAGGATGCGGTGATGGTCTATGACCGTTCATACAGGTATTCAGTGGCGGGTGTCCGCGTCAGCGACGATCCGGTTTCCGGCAATACCTACCTTCTCCGCGTGGAGGCGGTGAACGGTGACGGGGTGCTCCATGTGGGCCGCTCGCTCACTTTCGACAAGTGCTTTGTCCAGTTCCCCAATCTCCTCGAACCGGTCGAGCTTACCGGGACGCACGAGATTATTTCCGACCCGGCTGCGGGCAGCTCCGACACGGACAAGTATGCCTGCATCGAGTATTCGTTCGGCGTGGATGTCCATGGACAGCAGGGAACTCCCGTTTCCGGCGCTGCCATCAGGATAGCCCCGGAAGAAGGCGACATCGTCACCGTCGGGGAAACCCTTTACAGGGTAGGCCCGGGCGCATGGGAAGAACTTGACCCGAAGGCCATCATCACGCCATGCACGCTGTATTCTAGGCAGAACCTGTTCGACACGTCGGACGACAATCCGGTGAACTCCATGGGCGAGACGGTAAATATCCGTTCCATCCGCTACATGGGCGACGGACGCGCCCTCGTCGAGCTCTCGAAGTCCGTCCCGTATCTCAACAAGGCCGATGCCAAGTATGCGAACGGGAGCATGGAGGTGTTCATCTCCAATGTCTATCCGACCGAATATAACGGCTGGCATACTGTCGAGGAGGTCATGGGCGCCGGGTTCATCGTGATCCGCGTGAACGACCAGACGGGAACTCCGCTTCTCGACGGCAACCCGGTGGATAACCGCGTGATGGAACTCCGCCCGGGAACGTGGTACAAGTACACCATCAAGAGCCTTGAATGGGACCGCGTTTCCCACTGCACCACCTATTCCATGCAGAACGTGGTCGTGGAGGCCCATGCGGGCGTCGCGGCGAACGGAGAGAACGAGGCGTGGACCTATATCACCACCAAGGCGCCGCACAGGTTCTCCGAGCACGATTTCATCGTGGTTGACTATGCGGGCACCGGTGTGGCCGACATGAAGAGCGGAACCGCGGTAAGGCTTGCCAGGGCCTATGTCATGAAGGTTACGGGCGACTGCACGTTTGCCGTGTATGGCAACTATGTGCCCGCCTGCGAAGCCGGCACGAGCACCGTATTCAAGGGCTATGTCCTTGACAAGGCGGGAGACAACCTGCGCAACCTGCAGGGTGCCTATGCGTTCAATTCTGCCAGCTACGGGCAGGTGCTGCGTTTTGCCGATGGCGACATCGTGGTTGCACTTGCGCAGTCCAGGCCGGACGAGCGTATCGGATGGCGTGTGTCCGCAAATGCCAGCTGGATTCCCGTCCGCACGAAGCGCGTCATGAAGATCCGCGACATCTCGGTGGACATGATGAAGAACGCCGCATACCTCGAAGCCGGTTCGGAAGACGGGGTGCCGGAATACCTGTATATCCCGCACGACCACATCAGCGTGATGAAGGCTGCCGAGACGCAGGATTCTACATATACCGTCCCGCGCGGGTTCGCGCGTAACTACAATTTCGACAACAAGGCGCTCGAAAACATCGACACTACCGGCAACGGCATGCTCCAGTATTCATCGAAGTATGACTACGGTTCTGTCGCTTCCCGTCGCAACATGGATTCGTCCTTCAAGGGCGTTCCCGACATGGGCTATCCGCTTGCCGAAAAGATCGAGCGTCTCGCCTACCTCCGCGACGCGAGCGTCATCGACTATGACCTCATCGGGTATCTCGCGAGGTTCATGGGCTTCGACATCTCCGGCATGGACGACAACATCAACGAGAACCCCCTCTACAACACGGAAGCCATGCGCCGCATGGCCGTCAGGTCCGTCGTGGAGAACCTCCCGGACATCTACTCGCACTCAGGCACCGATGCGGGCGTATGCGCCGTGATGTCCCTGTTTGGCGTCGTGGGCAAGGTCCTGACGAAGTGGACCGAGACGAGCCAGCCGTATGTCGAGCTGCTTTCCGCGGACGAGGTCGCCGAGCGTATCGAGACCGAGGGCGAAATCAAGAGCAAGTGGGTCCCGACACCGCACATCGACCTTGAAGTGCAGGCCGAGACGGCTACCGGGCGCAGTCTGGTGGGTATCAACTCGATGGACTACTTGAAGGACATCATCCGGGTAATCAAGCCTATCGACGTGGTGTTCGACAAGCTCTGCATCGTCATCAACGCGACGTTCGACGTCGGTGTCAGCTTGTCCGTCCACGGTGGCACGCTGTCCGCGGGCAGCAGCCCGTTCGCCTCTACGGCGGGCGAGGACGTGATAATCGTTGACGGCCCGATTGACGAGGACTGCCTGCAGTAGTTTTTGCTATATTTCATCTACCATGGTAGAAACAGTAACTTTTTCCGAACTCGAAGAAAACTTGGAGTTCATCCCGCCGGAAGTGGCCGTCCTGCTGGTCGGCCCGGCCGGTATCGGCAAATCCTCGTTTGCCAAAGCCTGGGCTGCACACCAGGAAGGGTATCGCTATTACGAGAAGAATGTCGCGGAAGTCCTTGACATAGGCGACTTCCTGGGACGCAACAGCGTGGTTGACGGGCGCACCGTACTCAATCCACCGCCATGGTTTTCCGATACGGAAAAGACTATCCTCTTTATCGACGAAATCAACCGTGCGGGCGCGAACTCAATCGTCCGCGGCTGCATGGGTCTTGTCCTCAACCGTGCAATCGCCGAGCTCAAGATGCCGGAAGGTTCCCGCATCCTATCGGCAGCGAACCCGGATATGGGGCCGATGTATGACATCATTCCCTTCGATCTTGCGCAGTCCGACCGTTTCTATGTCGCCGAGGTGATGTGCGATGCCCAATACTGGCTGAACCGCATCGCCGGGCCGCAGCATTTCAACTCCGCCGTTGTCGAGTTCATTCGCAAGTACCCCGATTATCTCCACCAGCTTTCCAACCCGAAGCTCGCAAACGACGCCATGACACGCGAGCATTACAGAAACGTGCTCTCCACGCCGCGTTCCTGGGACATGTTCAGCCGTTCTCTCAACAACATGGAACGCAAGATGGGTGAGGGCAATCCGCCTACGCGTAGGCGCCTGGAAACACTCGGTGCCGGCTTTGTCGGCCCGCTCCTTGCGACCAGCTTTGCGACATTCTACCTCGACATGAAGGTGCTGTCCAAGATTGACGTGATTGAAGTCCTCACGCAGGCAAACATGAGCATTGAGGAACATGACAAGGCCATGAAGGTTCTCGAAGAGATCGTCAAGACGGATCCTACTCGCGCAATCGGCATGCTTACCGACATCCACAGTTACCTCCTTCACGAGGGGGCGACTGTGCTCAAAAAGAAGATTGCCCTGGCTGCCATCGCGGAAAACTATTATACCATCATGAGCATGTGTTCCGCCGAACTGCGCCAGCTTGTGTTTACCAATCACCTGACCCCGCTGGCTGGGCAGAAGGGATGCTATATCGACCGCATCCGTTCTGTGAAGCCGGAAGTGGAGGACCTTTTCGATACTAAGAAAACCGTTCTGCCAAAATCACGGGCAGGAGTGCTCCCGATACAGACCCAATGGGCAAATCCGACCAACCAGGAATTCGACAACCTCGCCGACGCGTGGTCTAAGCCGGGTTCGGGTGTCTCCGGGCCATTTACGGTGACGCCGTCAAGCAATCCAGATGCACAGAGGCTGCTCAATTCATTGAAGACCCAGATGCAGTATAATTCGGCAAAGGTCGATAATATTGCGACGACGCTCACCGATACCGACTTGATAGATCTGTCGCCGGCAAGCGATGGTTCCAGGACAGCATAAGAAAAGGCCGCATCTAGCGGCCTTATTCATTTCGTCATGCGCAATCGCGGCACAAATTCCTTTGACAGCCACCCATGCAGGTGCATCCGTGCCATCAGGTCCTCCCGCATCGCTTCCAGGTATGGAATGAACTGCGGGTGGTCATACTTGTTCATTGGTCGCACATGCGGCTGGTGGATGATGCCGTTATCCCCGTTCGGCACGGCATATACCGGTATTCCGCTGTAAAAGCACTCCAGGCCGAGGAACCCGTCCTCCCCACCCCATGTCCCGGTGAACTCGGAGGAGAACACTTCTTCCCGGCCGTATAGGGATGCGTTCATGCTGCATAGCTGCTTGATGGCATACATGTTCAGGCCGAAGTTGCAGGTCCAGACGACACCGCTGTCAACGAACCAGAACTCGTTGTCGATGAGCCTCGGGGTGTCCGTGAACAGGTGGCAGACAGACTTGGGGCTTGCCATGCGCTGGTCTTCCATGTTCCAGATGATTTCCCTGCGGCGACCGACGGTGGCGATCGGGGAGCTCTTTTCGGACAGGGTATCGACATGCCCCGAAATCAGGTGCGGCTCGGGTACGCAGTCTCCGTCGATGAAGATTACGTAGTGGAAGTCGTTCTTGATTGCGTATTCGACCTGCGTATTCCTCACGTAGCCGGTAAGGAAATAGTCCGAACCGGCGTTCATCTGCGGGTGCCCCACCCATTCCGGGTACCCCTCGCTCTTGAGTATCTTGACGAAACCGAGGTTGCCGTCGGCTATCCGGTTGGCCTTGGCATAAATTTCCAGGGCTTCCTCGTATTCGCCGGGTTGCGGGCGGTCGATGACATACCGGCACTCGGTCGGATATACGCTCAGCTTGGACAGCCGGTCCAGCATCTTCGGGAGGAAGATGTTCTGGCCATGGGCCGGGATTACTAGCAGAACCTTTATCATGTGAGTACCGTCAGTCTTTCCGCGGCACGGGTGAACGCGGTGTATTTCAGCTTGTTGCGCTGCAAGTGGTTCTCGCGGAGGCGGTTGATGTCGCTTTCGATACAGAACACGTTGGTAATCGTGCTACCCTGTGCCGTGTGGATTGTCTGCGAATAGACGTAGCCCGCCCAGAGGAAGAAGTTTTTCAGCTTCATGTAGTCGGCCCAGGCTTCCTTCTTGGAGTAGAACTTGCCACCGAAACGACATTCCTTTTCCTTGTCGAGGGCTTCCTTGCGCTTTTCTTCGAGCAGGGTCATGTACATGCTTTCCGCGGTCGGGTCGGGACGGAGGATGTATGCCGTGACGGAGCTCTGGGTCCTGCTGGATGATTCCGTCGCATGGACGCGGACCTTGAAGCAGGGGAGACCGTAGCTCGGGTCGTTCATCGCGGTAATGGTCTCGATCTTGATGCGGTCTTCGGTGTTGTAGACCACATGGGAGCCCTTGCCGTTGGCATTTTCCATGATGTAGGGCTTCGCGACGCGGAGTTCTTCACCCTTGACATACCCGTCGGCATCCTTGCCGTAGATATGCTCGCGGACCTTGGTATTCGCTTCCTTGACCATCGCGTTCGTGTAGGCAAGGATGGCTGCATAGGAGCTGTCCGCCTTGTATTCGTCTGTATCGAACGCGGCGAAGGCCTTTTCATAGAACTCGTCCTGGTTGGTGACGAACTCGATACCGCGCCCGTCTTCGGTAAGGTGCGTTTCGTGCTTGAACAGGTCTTCCGGGGAAGCCATGTTCTGGCGGATGGTCGTCACGACATCGAGGATGGGGTTCGCGTCGGCAACGCGCATGACCTTGGTGAGGTTCACTCGCAGCGGCAGCTCGAACACCCTGGACTGGGTAAGGCCGCGCATTTCGTCTGACACCGGCGGGAGCTGACAGGCATCGCCGACATAGATGACCTTCGTCTTCGGATGTGCCTGGAGAGCGGACTGGATTTGCATAATCATGCTTTCGTCAAGCATGGACGATTCGTCAATCACCACCAGGCTATACTGGTGGATGGTGCTTTCGCCTTGCTGCTTGAGGTACGGCTTGCCGTTGCCGTAGTCGATGAGGACGAGGCCGAGCAGTCCGCATACGGTCTTGTTGTAGTTTTTCTTCGTGGCCCTGGAAATGACGCTTACCGCCTTGTTTGTCGGGGCGGTGCACACGATCGGGTAGTTCTTGTTGTTGCCGAGTTCAGAAAGCACCACGTTGAGCAGTGCGGTCTTGCCGGTGCCGGCAGGCCCGGTAAGTATCATTTGCCGGTTGGGGCCTTCGATGAATTTATGGATATAGTCAAGAGCGGCGGTCTGGTCGTCGTTCAGGTCCTTTTTCGTGATGGTCTTTTTCATGCTACGAAATATAGCAAAAACTGGTGGGTTATAAACTACGGGTTAAGGCCTGAAAGGTAATCTGACATGAAATCGTCAATGTCCGCAGAATTTGAAAAAATCAAGACCGGCGAGAACGCCGCGATGCTGGAGGCGATAGACTCCGGGTGTGCGCTTATCGAGAATTGGTTCGGGACCGCGATGCACAAGGGCCACGATTTCCTCATGGGCGACCCGACGAAGGTTGCTGCCCAATCAGTCCAGATTACCCCGTATGACCGGCAGAAGATTGCCGAGGACGAACGGACACTTGACGGCGACCTCGACAAGTACATGAACGCCTTGCAGGACCTGGTTGAGCTCGTGGAAACCTATGGGCCCACCCAATACAATCGTATCGCGTCGTCGGAAAGGTTCCGCAAGGCATGTGCCGAAGGCCGCAGGCTCGACAGTCTCAGGAAGAACCCGATGATCGAGTCCATCGTCGCCGGGCGCCAGTTTGCCGCCATGCTTGAAAGTGCGGCGAAGCGGATGGACAGGGATAGCGCAGTCAAGGCCGGGCAGATATTCCTGGAAGCGAACGAACGCGCGGCGCTGGCGCTGTCGGAAGGCAAACTTGCCGCATACGAAATCGCGTTCGATGATGTCTGGACGGAGAATGTCAAGGTTACTTACCGACCGGATTTCGATTCTTACATCATTGATGCCGACATATCATTCGCGGGGGACGGGCATGGTCCCGACTGGTCAATCGTCGATACGCTCGGGGACACCCCTCGGTACACGGGGCACATAAATTTGACAATACCTGACAGGCAAATCAAGTGGTCCGATTGCGCTACCCTGACGGACGCTGGATTCGGTGCAGGAATACAGCAGAAATTGGAGGAACTGGAGCAGGCCTTCCAGAACCTTTCCATATCGGACTATAAGAGCCAGTCTGACTGGACGGAGAACAAGTTTGACCCGACGAAATTCGGCGGTGCCAATGTATTCATCGACTTCACCAATTCCGCTGCGCGGGTGGACTTCGCCGACGGCGGTCCGTGCAAGATGAAACTTGAAATCGACCCCAGCTTTTCCGATGATGTCGGGGATGCCTTTGCGGGCGATGTCGAGCCGTTTGGCGAGGCCGTCATGGCGCCTGCCAAGTCCGCCCTCGACGACGTAATCGGGGAGAGCGTGGCCAGCTCGTTCCAGACCGTGATGAACATTATCGCGGAATTCATTTCCAAGCATGGCATCTACACATGGGATGACTTCCAGCGCACCGAGAAGTGGCGCAATGCCTATTCTCACGGTGGGCAGCGTGTGGCGGTGGCTAACTAAGGTCTAAACTACTTTGTATTGAAGTCATGTCTTTGGAGAGTGTAATGAACGGTATTGAGGCGGCAACCCAGACGATCACACAGTTCACGGCGCTAATTGCATCGGTGACGGTTCTGTTGACGACTGTTGGTGCATTTATTACGCCGATTCGTGAGTGGTTTATAAGAAAAATAAAAGAAAAATTTACGGAAAAGAACAAGATTGACTTAATCTTGAGCGACGTAAAGAAGCTGAACGACGGGTTGGACCACGTAAATGTCAAGATGGTTGACAGGGATGCCGAAATGGTTGCCATGAAGGCAGCAATCATCGCATCTTTGAGGAATGACATCACGACGGGATATTACAGGGCATTGGACGAGGGCGGTGTGACCGACAAGGGTCGCGAGAACCTGATAGGCCTATGCGACGTTTATTTCAAGCTCGGCGGAAACTGCTTCGTCCATGACATCTACAAGGATGTGATGCACATGCCCCGTATTACGGAGAGCCCCAAGCGAAAAAGTTCCAAACCTTACCGGCGTCCAATCCCGTATATCAACCGTTCTTAGCCTTTCTGGCAAGCTCCCGCCTTATTTTCCATGACCGGTAGGAATACCAGATACGTAAAATCCTGCCATGCAGCCTGTGCAGCGCCAGGCGGATGCGCCAGGTGCGCGGATAGTCCTTGCGGTAGTTGTCACGCTCCCAATCGTCATAGATGCGGTCGGCAAACGCCATAGCCTCTTTTTGGGTGAGATCCCCGCCATAGCTGTCGCCGGTTATCGAACCGACGCATGCGCCGAAATATTCGCAACCTTGGCACATCGAGGATGCGTAAAAATTGCAGAAATCACACGGAAGGAACCTCTTTTCGGGGTCGTGGTTTGCAAATGCAGGCGGTTTGGGGGTATCGCTGACCTGTTCCTTGCCAGGCGGCAACAGGTCGGTCTTTTCGGAAAAGTTACATTCTTGATATTCAGCCATGCCCGAAATATAGCAAAACCCGCGGTGCGCCCGCGGGTTTGCCATTAAAGGTGCCTGTCTGGGTCGTTAGTCGGCGACTGTCCAGAAGCCGAAATCAGCGCCGTCGCCTTCGTGGGCGCCGAAGTAGCATCCTTCCGGTGCGATGGTGTCCATCGACTTGAAGAGGTCTTCGAGGATGTCTCCGAGGTTTTCGTCAGGGATGGTCGCCGGGTCGATGGCTTCATACTGCTTGGCTTCTTCCGGGTTGTACTGCTTCAGAACCGCGACGAACTTGGGGATGAGATCCGACGCGAGCATTGTGCCGGTCGAGATGCTCTTGTCGCGGAGTTCTTCCGTGTTGGCTCCCTGCGGTGCAGGGGTCGGGGCGGTGTTGGCTGCCGTGGCAGGGTCAGGTTCCGGGGTGGGTGTCGGTTCGGTGGCGAGTGTGTCGTCCTGTGCCTCGAAGATGGCCGAGGCAATCTGTTCGACGCGTTCTTGTTCCCCTACCGGGATGCGCACGCCGACACGCTGGATCGATTCGACGAGGAGCTTGGTTTTTTCGGACATCTTGCAATTCCTGTTGGTGTTTTATACCCTAGTTTATAGTGCCCGGACGTAGTCATAAAACCTAGTTTACGGTCAGTAATCTACAAACGAGGCAAAAATGAACTTTGCAGAAAAATTGACCAATGCCCAAGTTGGTCTCATCATCGGTGCCATCGCGGTAATCGTGATTCTCGTGGTGTGGCGCCTGGTCCATAAACGCATTGTGCGCGGTTCGGGTTTCCCGATCGACATCGCGCCGGAAGAGCCGAAGCCGGTGCTCGCTGACGAACAGCCGAGCATTTCCCAGGCGGACGTGAAGCCGACCGTGGTAATCCTCCCGGAAGACCCGCATCCCTATGCCAAGCCTATACTGGCGTCTGAGCCGATTGTCGTGGAAGCGCCTCCCGCCGATGCCGCCCCTGCTGATACTACCCCCGATGCCGCCCCTGCCGAACCCGTTGAAGAATTGCCTGTAGAACTTACTCCCGTGACCCCGGAACCGCAGCCGGAACCCCAGATTGCCACAGAACCGGAACCGCCGAAGGAAACGGTTGCTGTGGAAAATGCTCCGGTAAAACCCGTCCGCAAGCGCGTCAGGAAGGCTCCCGCCAAGGCCCCGTTCGCCAAGACGAAGAACCCTGCAAGGACGGTCACGAAGGCCACGCCGAAGAAGGTGACTGCGCCGAAGAAGGCAAAGACTTCTACGAAGAAGGCCGCGGACACCAAGAAGACGGCAAAGCCGGCAAAGACCACCAAGGCAGCGCCGGCCAAGAAGACCACCAAGAAGGCTAAGTAATGGCCGGAAAGGACTTCTGCTGCGGAAAGGCCATAATCACGGCCGGGGACTCTTCACTGAGTGCCCGGCTTCTCAAATATGGCCAGGAAGCCTACGCTGACCTGAAAAAGGAACAGCGGGTCATCATGTGGATTTTCGCCTGGATTGACGAGAAGAACATGTGCCAGAAGTGCCGTTCCGACTTTGCGGACATGATCGAGTGGTTCAACAAGTACGATCTGTTCGAGAACCCGGCCCGGGCAGCCAGGCTCGTAATCGAAACCAAGCCCGAAAATAACAGAATCCTGGGAGACAGGGAGATAACCAAGCTGCCGCTATTCCTCTATTGCGACGAGCATGGGCGCATAATCGACGAGCGCTTCATGTTCCCGGAGGTCAAATGGCTGGAGCAGAATATCCTCCCTTACTTTCAGTCGGACGCGAGCATTTTCTAATGGCAGAACTAAAGACATACGTTATCGGTTACTCGCTCGACGCGGTAATCAACGCGTGCATCCTGGCCGTGGAGGGCAAGGATGTGACATTCGTCAGGACGGGCGTCCTGGCGGAACCGATGGACTCCTACCACGACATGGTGACGACGAACTATGCCGCCGTGCTGGAACAGTTCCTCCCGGGCCTGGAATACAAGTATTACCGGAACCCGAGGCACATGTACCTCCCGTTCTCCAAGGTCAGCGTCACCAACCGCGACAACGGCATATTCAGGCTCCCGTTCTCCAAGTGCACGTTCACGCCGGAGGAAGGCAAGAAGTTCGCCGAGGCCATGCAGCACCCGGACATCCAGAAGGCCTACGGGGACAAGTCCGGGACGCCCTCCATGCTCATTTCCGCCATGCGCAAGAACATGCCGCAGGAGTTCGTCGATACGTTCATCCGCCCGATGCAGCTGACCCGCTGGCGCGGCATCCCGCTCTCGTCGCTCACGATGTATGGCTACCTCTACGAGATGCCCCTGGAACACTTCGGGGAGGATTTCGACGAGGCGTTCGCCAGGCCGAACATCCCGTTCGAGGAAATCGCCTCGCAGATGCTCGCAAGGTGCGCCATCGACCAGATGGAGATGCGCCCGGAGGCCGTCGGCGAGTTCGTGAAGAAGAAGGATGACTCCCGCGAGGTCTATATCATGGACAACCGCGTTGACCAGTTCTTCGACTATGTCTGCGGGCAGTTCGACCGCATCAAGATGACCTGTACCCAGACGGCATGCCCCAAGCTGCTCGCCCTCGCGAAGGACGGCATCTACTACACGCCGCTCCATGAATACTGGGGCCTGATGATTGACGGGGACTGCTGCTACAAGTATGAATCCGAGCTCGTGCAGACGCTCTACGGCACCGGCATCACCGAGATACCGCTGACCCGCACGAACGCGAAGACCTACGACGAATACCGGAAGATAGTGTCACGCTACGGTAAGATCACCCTTGACCTCGGCCAGCGCACCCTTACCCTCGTCAGGTAGCGGCGCGAGGAGCGACTTTATGTGCTCCTGGACGAAGATGAACTCCCAGTTTATGCTGACTGGCTTTCGGTTATACACCGCCAGGACCAGCATGCCGTCGCGGTTCCGGGTGACCTCGAAATAGTCCTTCGTCTTGTCCGCGCATACGGTCACGACGAAGTCGGAATAGCGGTAGCCACGCATTCCCTTGTCATTTAGCTTTACCTCCATGGTCGCGCCGTGGAGGTTTTCTTTTACGAAACGGGTGCACTGGTCGCAGAATTCCTGCTGGTCCAGCGTAAGTATCAGGTTGTGCTCTTCTTTCATGGCATCAAAAAAGGCGGCCCGCGAAGGCCGCCTGGGATTGTGTTAGGTTTACATGACCGCGACCTTCACGCCCGTGGCACTTGCGCGGAGGTTCATCGTCACATGGAGGACGCCGTCCTTGAACGAGGCCTTGATCGAGTTTTCGTCGATGGGGAGCGGGAAGGGGAAGCTGAACTTGAACTTGCCGGAAAGGTAATCCGGTATGGTAATCTGCGATTCGAAGGTCGGTCTCCGTCCCTTTTCGCCCTTGGCCGTCTTCTTCATGAGGGTTGACTGGAGTTCCCTGACGCCGCTGATTTCCACGGCGCCGTCGATATACTGGACATCGACTGCGGACTTGTTCACGCCCGGGAGGTCAACGTAGAAGTGATAGGTGTCGTTCAGGAGGATCATTTCGTAGTACGGTTCCCCGTCTACGACGCGCACCTGATGCGCTTCGGCAGGCTGTTCTTGCTGCGGGGCGGGTGCCTGCGCCTGTGCCTGCTGTTGCTGCATCTGGGCTGCCTGCGCCTGTTGCTGCTGTGCCATACGCATCTGCTGCTGTTGCATCTGCATCTGCTGGATTTGCTGCGGGGTCATCTGCGGCTGGGGCTGGGCATAGCGCATCTGCTGCGGGGGCATTGCCGCCTGCTGCGGATATTGCTGGAACCCCTGCTGCTGCGGGTAGCCTTGCTGATACTGCATCTGCATCTGCTGTTGCGGGTAGCCCTGCGGCTGTTGCTGCGGGTAGCCCTGTGGATATTGCATGGGTTGCATAGGTTGCTGCATGTTTGGTCTCCTGGCGTTTACCTGTCCGGGGATTACGAACGTGTCGGCGTAGTCCTGGTTGATGCGAGAGTTTTTGATGGTTTCGTTCCATCCCATACGCGGTCCACTGTTGTCACCGCCGTATGAGACGCCACCAAGCGGCATCCCGGTCAGGCCGTCTACGTCTAGCGTGTCCTGGAAAATTGTAGGCATTTCTTCGCTCCCGTGCGCGTCATGGCTGTCCGGCTTCTTGCCGAACCCGAACAGGTTAAGCAATTTGGTGAAAACTGACACATTTGTACCATGAGCGGTTAGTTGGTTTGAACGAAAACTAGGTTTTTACGATGCCGGTACATTCTTCGAAGAGTTCCTGCAAATTTGCGTTTTTTCGCAGTTTTTCGAGGGCAGCCATCTTGATCGTCCTGATGTGGGCCTTGGAGACCCCCGTGCAGGCCGCGATGTCCTTGGACGTCATGTCGTAGCCGTTGAAGCCGAAGGACGAACATACCACGCTGAGCTCGCGCTCATCGAGGGTTTCCTTCATCGCGGCGAGCAGGGTTTCCCTGACCGCCGGGTCCAGGAACGTAGTGTCCACGTCGGCATCCGTCGTGTCGGTGAGTGTGTCCTCTATCGTCACGCTGCCGTCCTCCGTCACCCTGTCGTATGTGGAGCAGGTGTTGTAGAGCACCGCCTCGGCTTCCTCGCCGAACATGACGCTGCTTGCCGGCTTGCCTTCCTTCTTTGCCTTGATGACGCGCTGGCGCACCTTCGGCGGGAGGTGTATCGGGTCGGACGTGTCGATGAACTGCTGCATCTGCCAACGGATGTACCATACGGCGTAGCTACCGAACTTCGTCGTCTCGTCGGGGTTGTATGTGTTGATGGCGGTCATGAGGCCGAGCTTCCCGGCTGCGTAGAAATCCGTCACCGGGAGCTGGTAACGCGCGGCGTAGTCTGTCGCCATGCGGAAAACGAATCTCAGGTGGGATTGCATTATGCGGAGCTTGATAGTCTCGCGGTATGAGCGCTTCCTGGTCTTCTTGTATATCCTGAACATTTCGCGCTCGGTGGCGTCGTCGAGGATTTTGCATGCGTGAAGTTCCGCAAAGATTGTCTTCGGCGTGCCGCCTAGAATGGGCTTTTGCATTGTGCAACCATTCAGTTTTGTCATAGAATAATATACAAATTTCAAATATTTTTCCAAAATGCTTGGAATGAATTTTCAAAAAATATATTTTAGTAGCATAATCACTACATAAAACGCGCAGGTGTAAATTGAGCAAACATGAAACCGCACTATCCGACAAGCGTCTATTGACACTTATCGGGAAACCGACCCCGGGCACTCAATATACAAAGACTGACCTTCCGCCGGTCGAGAAACTCCTCAAACATTACGGCTATGACAACAACAAGGTATATCCGTATTACGCTGTCTTGAAGAAACTCGGATGGGTGACGGACGCACCTGACGCTTTCCGCTCCAACGTGCGCAAGCAATGCAAGCGCCTGAAGGACACCGCGAACGTCGTCGAGACCGAGGGCGAAGACATCCTTTCCAGCATCCACCTCGCTTCCGAAGGCCAGATTGCGGTCCTCCGCCAGGAACTCGCCAAGAAGCAGAAGGTGCTCGACGAGGCCAAGACGGACAAGTTCATCGCGCAGACGGTCATCGAGGCTCTCGAACGCTCAATCAAGACGGTCAAGCCCGCGAACGTCACGATCAATGTCGATAAGCCGGCAAAGAGCAGGCGCGTGAAGGGCAAGTTCTTCAACATCCTGCCGATTTCCGACGTGCACTACGGCGAAGTGGTGAATGGCGGCACGATTAACGGCATCAACAACTACAACATGGCGATTTCCAAGAAGCGCCACATGCTGCTCTTCAAGAAGAACTACGAGTTTGCCTCGGTCTATGGCTGCGACGAACTCCACATCTTCATGCTTGGCGACATCTTCTCCGGCAACATCCATGCCGAGCTCCGCGAAACGAACGAGACCGTGATTACCGAGTGCGTGACCGACTACTACTCCTTCATCATCGGCCTTATCGACGAATACTCCAAGCTCTACAAGAAGATTACGATTTCCTGCGTCGTAGGCAACCATGCCCGCAATACGGAAAAGTTCCAGTTCAAGAACAAGGGTAAGGACTCCTACGAATACATCCTCTATGCCTTCATGCGCAACTACTACTCGAGCGACCGCTCCCCGAGCAACGTTACCGTCAACCTGACGGAAAGCACGGTGCAGTTCGCCCGCGTCGGCAAGCAGCTCTGGAAGCTGGAACACGGCGACCGCTACAAGGGCGGTTCCGCGTTCGTGTCCCCGTTCTCCACGGTCGTCCGCGACAATTTCAAGGACAAGGGCATGTTCTCCGGCAACGAGGAACAGGACTTCGATGCCGTCATCATGGGCCACTGGCACATCGGTGGCGAGATGGCGCTTTACGGCACGAACACCCCGGTGTATCTCAACCCGAGCATCGTTGGCCCAGGCGAATACTCCGTGCATAACTTGCACAGCAGCTACCCGGCATCCAGCTTCGTGTTCGTTACCGACGGCAAGAACGTCGTCGCCAAGGGGTCGGTTGACCTCATGTGCATCCAGCGATAGTATTACGTAGCCATAGCAGAACGCCACCCGTAACTGGGTGGCGTTTCTGTTATCTCCTGCGGGGCGGAGGAGGTTGTCTCGGGGGCTTGGGTCCGCAGCAGCAACGCGGCGGGACGGGCGCCTGCCTCGGCATGCACCCGCACAGCGGACCGGGCATCCAGCCCTTCGGGAGCCACCAGTAGGGGACAGTCGGCCACGGACGGGGTGTCCACGGGCCCCAGGCATGACCCCACCAGAACGGCACCGGGTCTCCGGGACGGTGGTTCCAGAAATCGGGGTAGAGGTGGGAAGGCACGTATTCCCACGGGCCCGCCTGCGGTTCACGGGGTTGGCACGGGCCACTCGGCTTCGGCTGCATCGGTATGAACAGCGGTCCCTTGGGGATCATGTGGAGGTACGATATGCACGGACGCGTAATCGGAGAAAACGGGTCAGCATATCCCCTTAGCATAGCATGATGTCTGCACGGTTCGCACATGTTAGGTCCTTTCACCTCTATCGTATAGAGTTTACAAAACACGTTTCCGATTTTTTGCTATATTTCTTGCATTATGATAGAAATTCCGGGAAAATACTGTACGGCGAAGGTCTATACCGACAATGTCGAGGAGGCCGCGCTTAAACAGATAATGAACTTGATGAACCAGCCGTTTGCGGCGGGTTCCAACTGCGCAATCATGCCCGACTGCCACGCGGGCGTGGGTTGCGTTATCGGCCTCACAGCAAAGATTACCGACAAGGTGGTCCCGAACCTGGTGGGGGTGGATATCGGGTGTTCTATGCTTGTCCTCAAAGTGGACAAGTCGTTCGCGTTCGACCTGAAGCAGGTGGACAAGATTTGGCACCGCGACATCCCGTCCGGCATGAACCACCGCAAGTCCAAGCACAAGTATGCCGACAAGGCTGACCTCGAAAACATGATAGCCCCGGTGAACGTGGACAAGCTGAAACTGTCCATCGGGACACTCGGCGGGGGCAACCACTTCGGCGAAATCAACGTAGATGATGCGGGCAACCATTACATCGTCATCCACTCCGGTTCCCGGCACCTCGGCATCGAGGTATGCCGCTATTACCAGGACCTCGCTATCAAGTATCACCGCAACGACCGTGCGGCGATGCAGGATGCCATCAAGCAGCTGAAGAAGGCTGGCCGCGAGCGCGAAATCGAGGAAACCTTGCAGAAGATGAACGCGGACCGTCCGGCAATCCCGAACGAGCTCGCCTATCTCGAAGGCGCCCTCATGGAAGACTACCTGCATGACATGAAGATTGCGCAGGAGTTTGCCATCTGGAACCGCGAGGCAATGATGGACGTGTTGGTTGACGGCCTGGGTATCAAGCCAAGGTATGTGCTGGATAAGTGGTGTACCATGCACAATTACGTTGACTTGGAACATAGAATTTTGCGCAAGGGAGCAATCTCATTGCAGAAAGATGAGATTGCACTAATTCCGATGAACATGAGGGATGGTTCCCTTATCGTCCGCGGCAAGGGCAACTCCGACTGGAACTGTTCCGGTCCGCACGGTGCCGGCCGTCTCATGTCCCGTTCCAAGGCCAAGGAGACGCTCAGGATGGAAGACTTCAAGGCTTCCATGGAAGGCATTTATACGACCTGCGTTTCGACCGGGACGATTGACGAGAGCCCGATGGCCTACAAGCCGTTCGACGAAATCATGCGCAACATCGAGCCGACCGCCGACATCGTCGAGCGCATCCGCCCGATCTACAACTTCAAGGCGTCGGAGGGATAAATGCCGAGGGCCAAGAAACCGAAGGAAAGTTTCGAGATTGTCCTGTTCAACAGCAAGCCCACCGAGGGCGGTCATTTCTATGACCTCGAGACGCTGCAACGTATCGCCGACGACATCAACGCCGGCAAGGGGCTTGCGTTGGAGGAAATCGACCCGATTGCGCGGCAGGTCGAGGGGATTTCCGAAACCGAGGTCTGGAAGGAACGCATCATGGCCGATGCGGTGTCCTGCCGTCTCGAAGATGGCGTCTTGTGGGTCACGTTCGAGATACGCACCACCAAGTATGGGAAGCGCTTCAAGGCCGCGCTGGACACGCATGGCATCCGCGGCCTTTATTTCTTTCCCGTCGGCTATACACGCGAGCCGCTCGGTGAGAAGGGCGTAATCAAGAACTACTGCCTGTGCTACGTTTCGTTCGAGCCCCGGAACGCAATCAAGTTACCCAATTCGTAAATTTTCATTAACAAAAGGATCAAAACATGGAAGAAACAGAAAAATCCCTCGCTGCGTTGATCGTTACGCTCAAGTCCAGCAGCGGCGTGTCCATCAAGGACACTACCCTCACGAAGTTCAACTTCAAGGTAAACGGTTCCAGCGACGCGAAGGAACTCGCCAAGGTGCTTGAAAACAAGTTCGGTGTCGAGGATGCCTACTCGATGGTGACATCCCGCTGCCAGTTCAAGCCGGCCAAGCTCCCTCTCGAAGACTATAAGATTTACCTTGACGTCACGTTCGGGACCGAGCTCGAAACTGTCGCCACGTTCAGCGCACAGCTTCGCAGCGTGAGCTTCCGCCACACGGTCAAGGATGTCGGCGATGGCGTGGAAGATACCGTTGACGCCACGATGGAACTCTTGAAGAACGAAGACGGCGTGGAAGACAGCAAGGTCCGCCACTTCCTCAACTTCAAGGAAACCAACCCGCAGACCGGCAAGAAGATCCTCGTCCCGATGAAGTTCGAGTTCTGGAAGCGCGACAGCAATCCGATCGTCTATACCGAAATCGCGGAAGTGGCGCCCGAAGACGAAAGCCTCTAAGGATTTCATCATGCTACGGCCCGGCAGGCGACTGCCGGGTTTTGCTATATTTCAATGTGCGGCACATAGTCGCACATTATTTTTATAGGTATTTATGGACTACAAGAGAATATATGACATCTTCGTTGCCGACAGAAAGGCACACCCGACTACGGAACTGTATTCCAGCCTCCACCACATCATCCCGCTCGGGGACGGTGGCAAGGACTGCGAGGAGAACCTGGTTCGCCTTTCCATCCGCGACCACCAGTTCGCCCACAAACTGATTGACCGCTTTACCGGGCGCAAGGCATGTCCCGAGTTCACCAGGTTTACTTCAAAGCGTCAGATTGCCGCAATGCAGAAGAACGGCATCGACCCGAAACGCGCAAAGCGTGCCAAGGCCGGTGTCGGAAAGTTCCGCCTGTGGCTGAATGATACGGCCAAGACCCTTGCCGATGACTTTTCCCAGCAGATCTGCGAAAGGGCCGCTGAGGCTAACCCGGGAATGTCCGTGGTTCCGTTCATTACCAAGCAGTCCTTCCCGATCTGGCTGTCCGCGCTTAACGGGCTGAGCAAGCACTTCGTCGTCAGTACCCAGAGCGACGAAAACCAGGCGGTCGGCCCGGGCATCAAGATGAGGGCGGGCGAAGTCATCCATCTCGGGATGGAGAGCGAAATCGAGCTCGTGGTGAAGAATGTCGGGGAATATCTCAAAGGCAACCTCATGATGGCGATTACCGACGGCGTGGCCCGCGCATACGCATTTACCCGCGCCACCGAGAAGGACCGGGAAATGTTCATCAACACGGCCACCCGCATGATGCGCATTACCCTCGGCCAGCTGAAGGCCACTTACCGCGTAATCGAAATCCGCCATGTGTATGAAGTCGCCGACCGCTATGTCACCCGAGTGGTGAATGCCGCAATCATCGACCGCGGGGTGACCGAGTATATCGACATGCTCACCCATCCGGTCCTGACGGAAAATGTTGATAAGGTGTTCGGAATGTTGGCAACCCTTGCTGACGAGGCTCCCGTCGATCCGGTCCTCGGTAACACGATGCACCTTATCGTAAAATACGCGCTCGACAAGTATGTTGACCCGGGCTATTCGATGTCCGGCGACCTGCGCAAGGGCATCGTCTATTGCGCATGCAACGACCTTGCGAGAAAACTCGCAACGAAAAAAGACGTACTCGCCACGCATGACCTGAATAAGCTCACGTTCCACGCATGGCGTGAGGTGTTCGGTGTCCTGTTCGGCAGCATCGCCGACGCAGAAAAGTCCGCGCCCGGCGTCCCGGACTTGCAGGCGGCATATCGCACCTGCACCGACGAAGGTCTCCATGACGACATCATGGCCGGCCTCCCGGTCGCCAATGAGCGTATTACCGCATGTCTCGTCGGGATGGTGGCTGCGAAGCTGCGCCCGCATGTGGATGACGGGATGCTTACCCAGGAAGAGTTTGACTTTGCAATCGAACCGCGCAGGGTAATGTCTGTCGTCATGCCGGAACTGCAGACCTACACGAAGACGCTGAAAGATGCCAAGACCAGGCTCCCGCTTGACCAGTTTGCCAAGAAGTGCCTGTTCGGGTATGCAACGTCATATTCCCGCAAGATTATCCTCTACATGCTCGGCAAGGATGTGACCGAGGAGACCTATGGCCGCATTGCCGGTCTTGACGAGAAGTATATCACTGCCACGTTTACGGCGAAGTGCCGTCTCAATGTCGGCATGGTCACTGCAGCCGTCGAGCCCGGGGCATGTTTCCAGCTTCCGGTCCCGTTCCATGCGATGATCAAGAAGGCAATCGACGACATTAGCATGTTTACTCAGATTTCTAAGGCCAAGGCCATGCTTCTCAAATCGGAAATCTCCGCGGAACTCGGTAAGCGTATCATGGAAGACGTTTCCCTCCGTCGCCCGACGAGCGTCCAGTTCAACAATGTCTTTAAAGAAATCCGCCTGATTACCGCCGAGCATGTCCAGAAGGTTCTCGGGGGTGACAAATGACGCTTTCCGAGCGATATATAAGCGAGAAGTATGGCGCCGGTGCGCTTGCGGACTTCCAGAAGTTCGTTGCCGAGGAAAAGGCAAAGAACCAGAAGGCCAGGAGGCAGCAGCGGCTGGCCACGCGCAATCCGCATGTCCTCTTGCTGCAGGTCCGGCTGGATTACGATTGCTATGACGGCGAAGGCGATGAGCATAGCTATTATGACGAGCGTAGCGTCGCGAGTTACCTGGATGATGCGCTTGGCCTGAACATTATCGAGGCCACTGACGATACGGACGAGGACGAAAAGTTTTTCCGCATCGAGCAGGCAGCGAAATACTTGTCGAAATGCCGCGGTGTGCAGTATACGGACGATGACATTATCGAGCGCATCATCAGGGTCATCCGGTATGGCAGCGAACGCGCCAACGAGGAAATGGCCCGTGGCGCGGTTTCCCGTGACTATCGGGGGATAAGTAACAAGGATCTATATCCGAACGAGTTCATGGAACACTATTTCAGGGGATGCCGTTACAGGGTGTCCGATTACAGGAGGTTCTAGTATGGATTGGGAAATTACCGGCTATGACAGGTTCTGTGGGGAGATTTCCAGCCCGCCGATCGGCGATGGCGCTGAACCGCAGAAGACCCCGCACGAGATAATCTCGGAAACGTTCATGTTCTACGGGGAAATGAACCCGGCGAAGATGAACGGTTTCTGCCGTGACCGCATGCGCACGGTATGTTTCAATTCGTTGCGGGCCGCACTCGGACTGTCCCCCAGCATCCAGGGCGACCTTGTCATATCGAAGCTGGTCGGCGCCTTCTACGGCCATTACGGCAGCGTGTCGGACTTCGACATGATCGTGTCGCTCTATGACATGCCGCTGAAAAAGACCGTCGAATACATCAACGGCCTTGATCCCACTAAGGTAATGTAGAGCACTCGGAAGGGCTCGAACCTTCGCATGGGGGCTTTGCAGGCCCCTGCCTTGACCAACTTGGCTACGAGTGCATAAGATGTAGTCCCTTCGGGGAGAATCGAACTCCCACGCCTTTCAGCACAAGGGTTTGAACCGAGCGCGTCTACCAGTTCCGCCACGAAGGGGTATTGGGCGGTGACGGCTCGAACGTCATCCGAGGGGTTCAAAGCCCCTAGTGCTACCATTACACCACGGCCCAAAAATTTTAGTCGGCAGGGCGGGACTCGAACCCGCACGTCCTTTCGGACACCGCATCCTGAGTGCGGCGCGGCTACCAATTACGCCACCTGCCGATTAGTCGGCCATGAGGGCATCGAACCCACACGTCTTGCGACAGACGATCTTAAATCGTCCGCGTCTGCCAATTCCGCCAATAGCCGATTATCTCGTCGGTGGGACTCGAACCCACACGCCCTTTCGGGCACAGGCCCCTCAAACCTGCGCGTCTACCAATTCCGCCACGACGAGGAATAGGGTGACCGACGGGACTCGAACCCGCAACGGCTGCCTTCACAGGGCAGGGCTCCACCAGTTGAGCTACGGCGCACCATAAGTGCCGATGTTTTTATTGTAGGAGAATCGGAGCTCCGGTAACTTGATGACAACAATGGCCCGGTAATAGCAAGCCAAGCACGGTCAGGGAAACGACCGCGAGGAGCAGGAGCCAGAATGTGATGTTGCCGCGTACCATGAGGATACTCCGTTAGTAAGAAAAATTCGTAGAGGAGACAGCAGGATTCGAACCTGCGGGGGCTTTGAGGGCCCCACGGCGTTAGCACCGCCGCGCCTTAAACCAGCTCGGCCATGTCTCCAAATTTTTAGTGGGCAGGACAGGATTCGAACCTGTGATGTTTACCCAAAGGGACCTGATTTACAGTCAGGCTGCTTCAAACCAGCTTGCATACCTACCCAAAATGTCTTCGCGGAAGCGGAGGGAGTCGAACCCCCAAGCCCTTGCGGAACCACGGTTTTCAAGACCGCTTGAGTCGCCAGTCTCTTGCGCTTCCATAGCTCCACCTCCTGGACTCGAACCAGGGACCATCCGATTAACAGTCGGGCGCTCTACCAACTGAGCTAAGGTGGAATAAAAATCACGTCCATTACGGTGTTGATTGGTTGGGATTTGCCCATATCCCACATTTATACGGGCCATATTTTGCCTCCCAGGCGGCAATCCGGGATTTCAATTCTTCTAGCGTAATGGAGCATTTGGAACCCTTGGAAGTATTTTTGGTTTGCAAAATCAGTTTGCAATTCGCGGGATGCTCGATAATCGTCGCGGGCACTTTATTGATGTAGCCCGCCTTTACGCTATACATGTGGTCGCGTGATACCCCGCCTGGGTTGTTGCCTTTATTGACGGGGCTGTACCACCCATGTTTCTTTATCAATTCAAAATCAAACTCGTCTGGATAATCGGCAAGGTTGAATTTAAATTTGCATGCGTTCCTGTAGTTGATGAACTCGGCGGAATACGCATTTGCACGTTGCCGTTTTCTGTACTCAATCCGGCATTGGTCCGAACAATATACACGGGTGTGCAATTTATGATGTATTTCAGCGCCGCAGTTTTTACAGCGCGTTACCGGAACCGAAATCCTGGTTCCCGCAACGATGGTTACTCTTTTGAGTTTTTCGCTAAGTTTTTGCCTTAACTCAGGTGTTCGTTCTCGACCATTGGCACAGCTGCGTGAACAGTGGAGAGGCCATCTGCCTTTCTCATAGTCGATATTTCGTATCGCTTTTGTAAATTCTTTATCGCATTTGGTGCATGTAAATGTATGTTCAGTTTTTGTTTGGTTATATTCTTTTATGCGGTGCATACTCAACTTGGCCTTTTCACGGCCTAGTTCAATATTTCGCCGATTTGCGGCTATTCGTTTTTCAGTGATAACCATAAGAATATCTCCATTTAGTGCCAGGAACTGGACTCGAACCAGTATCTGAGGCTTTTCAGACCCCCGCCGTGACCATCTTGGCTATCCTGGCATAAAGTTTAGTAGCCCCTGCCGGATTCGAACCGACGTTCCTTGGCTGAAAACCAACTGTCCTAGTCCACTAGACGAAGGGGCCATATAGGCTATACTGGGATCGAACCAGTGACCTCGGGATTCGTAGTCCCGCGCTCTAAAATCCGGCTGAGCTAATAGCCTGAAAGTAATGGACCCGGTGGGTAACGATCCCATCACAGTAACTGTGCCACAGTCACTCGCCACCATGGATCATGCGAGCCCAAAATAAAATCAACACCGTAATGTCAATATGCTGAATGGTTTCTCGAACCATTCGTGTTCGTGGACCGCTAGGGGCTCGAACCCTACACACCTACCTTGCGAAGGTAGATCGCCACCGGAGGAACATGGCAGCCCAAATTTGTTTTTCGTGGACCCGGTGGGGCTCGAACCCACCACAACCGGCTTGCAAAGCCAGCTCGCCTCCAAGCGGATCATGCGAGCCCAAATGTTTGCCGCCTAACGAAAGAACCCCGGTTCAGTTTTCCTGTACCGGGGTTCTCTTCGAGTAAGGCTAAGAAGAAGAGGTTATCACCCGGTCAGGCCACTTTCGGCATAGCATGCGAAATGACGGCTGGCATTGCTGGATGCCAAGCGTTCATTCGAGAGATATGCTGAAAATAGTTGCTTCATGGGTTTTTCCTTTTCTGCCATTAAGTTTAGCAATTTATTTTTCGTCCGGCAAGGGTTTTTGACCCCATTTTGAAGAAATAATAAATAAATAAGTTTTGTGTAAGTTTCCCGTAAGAAAATGACCCCTACATGAAGAAATCTGCATACATTTCGGTGGTCTGTTCGTCCTCGGAAAGGGTTGCGCGGAACTCCGCGAGGCGGCTGCTGAGGTAGTTGAACTCCTTCTGGTACCTGTCGTAGCGCTCGTAGTCCTTGTCGCTCTTCAAGTTGTTGCCGACAATCGTCATGTTGTCTTCGAGGTCGGCCAGCTTGATCTTCGTCGTGATGAGGTTCTCGCCGACCTTCTTGATGTAGTCGTCCCTGCCGAGGCTCTTGCGCCTGGTGAGGATTTCTACGCATTTCCACACGACCTCCGGGAAATAGAGCATGAGGTCCGATGTGGTCATGTTCCCTTCCTCTATGACATCGTGGAGATAGGCGATGGCGGTGATTGAGTCGTCCCCATACTGGCGGTCAAGCGCATTGGCCACCCGGGTCGGGTGCTGCACGTATTCCTGGCCGCTCTTGTCCAGCTGGCCCTCGTGCGCGAACGTTGCGAACTCGCATGCCTTCTGGACCATGCTTCCGTCGAACCTGTTCATTCGTTTAAGGAAAGCCTTGATTTCGTCGCGTGAACGCATTAAGATCTAAAAACTCCGATAAAGTCGTTAAAGCCATGGGTCCCGGCGGGACTCTTGAGTCTAAAAATAGGTTTTTTGATACGAAAAACCAAGAATTCCAGGGCCCGGTCGTTAAAAATTTTGCCCGCAGTCGGAATTGTTGAACCAGTAGTTCGGGGCGTCCATCCCCTCGCTGTTGGAGATTTCCCCGTGGGCGTCGTTGCCCGGCATGAACAGGGGCCCGTTGTTGTGGCAATGCCCGCCCGGGCAGTGGGCGTGCGCGATGAGGCGGTTGGTCCCGTCGGCCAGCTTGACCGCCTCGAACGCGTGGTCAGGGGTCGCGTGGACCTCGACGAACTTCTTTACGCCGAAGTTGATTTCCTCCTCGTAGGCGCCGGGCGGCAGGAACGGCATCGAGGCTGGGCTCATGATGTCCTGGTACGGGTTCGGCGAGGGATTGCATCTGCAAGGAGGCTTCTTCATGTTATCCTACCCAGATTTGGACGGGATGGCCGGAACCGTCGTCGGGGACTACCGCGACCATCTCGTAACCGTTGTTGATCATGCCGACCATGGTCTCGCGGTCGTCCGCGTCAACCACGGTGAACGTAGTGATGCCGAGCTTCGCTATCTGCGCACGGAGCTCCGTCCCGAGGCCCATGCCGCGGTAGCCCTCGTCAACTGCGAAGAACTCCTGCTGGAGCATGCCGTCGAAGTTCTTGTCCGTGAGGAGGGAGTAAATCTCCACCGGGCGGAAGCCCTGGTAGGATTCCTGCGTCGGGTCGACGATTGTCGCGACCGCCACGGGATTGTCCCCGTTCTCCGCGTCGCAGATATACACGACGGTGTCGGAGTTGAGGAGACGGTCGAGTGTCGCCGGGACCGGGCGGGTCGCCACCTCGGCATCCTTCGGCGTGGACGAATACTTCCCGTCGATGATTGCGACGAGCTGGTTCAGCCGTTCTTCTGGTATCTTGTCCGGGGTCTCGACGTAGGCCTTGAACCGGTTCGGGTCAAGTTTCTCCTGCTTTTCCTCGGACTGCTCCGACGCGGCGTCACATGCCGCGGCGAGGTTGTTCGCGCTGTCGTAATCGTAGAGTGGGTCGTTCATCATTAACCGCCTATGTTGGAGTCGGCCTCGAACCATGTCTGGAAGTCCGGGGCCATCGCGAGCTTCTGGTGATACATCTTGTTGATGGGGGCGACGAGTGCGCCGATGGAGCGCTGCTTGGCCTGCTTGAGTTCGGCCTCGGCCTGTTCCATCGCGGCAGTGTCGTTGGTGTCCTTTGCCGCGGCGAGTGCCTTCTGCGCCTTCTCGAAAGCCGGGCTGTGGAGTTCGCCGGAGACGATCTTCTTGTAGAGGTCGGTCGCCTTGCGCCACCCTTCCGTGTTGATCGGGTTCGGGTTGTCCGCCTGGTCGCGGTCGAGTTCCTGCGTGATGAGCACGAGACATTCCTGTCCGAGTTCGGCAATCTGCTCGTCAGTCATGCCGCGGTCGGCCTGGACGGAGAACTCCGCGGTCTTCAACGGGTCCACCTGGAGGCCCGGGTTCCCGGCACATGCCGTGAGGGATGCCCCGAGGACGCCTGCCGCAAGGAGGGTGCGCATGAACTTGCCCGCCTTGACGACACCGCTTTTCAGGGTGGTCAGCTTGTCCTGGAGGCTCTCGAACTGGGCCTGCGGGATTTCACCCTTGCTGTGTGCGGAGACCAGCATGGCCTCCTGCACGCTTTCGAGAATGGCCGCCTTGCGCAGGTCAGCGCCCTGTTTCATGTCGTCGATGGTGTTGTAAACGCTCCAATCCATGATATTTGCCGTAAAATCTTGCCCATAGTTTATAGTTTCGGGGAGGAATTTGCTATATTTCCATTAAAGGGCGGCCCGTGCCGTTCCATAAACTATTATACCCAAGGAACTGAAATGATTACAACCATCGCGGCGATGAAGGAAAAGGGGATGCGAATTGTCGTCCCGAAATGGTCCGGCGACTACAACGGCTACTTCAAGGTGGACCGTGGCTCGATGACGGACGAGGAGTGGAAGACATGGCTATCCGTGAACAAGGGCGAAATCTCCCGACAGATTTCCCTCTTCATGAAGGAAAAGCGCCCGTCGTCCGAACTCCAGGCATACATTATCAACTTCCTCACGGAAAAGGGGATTGACGCATGCCCTGCCTAGCTGAACCAATCTACGATTCCGAAGCGATTGAAAAATCCTTCATGCGGGTTATCTACGACTCAAAGACGCTTGTCCTTGGAAGTCCCTATGTCATGGCCAATCCGGCCCATGCGGAACCCGCAAGCAAGTGTCAGCTTGAATTTGACGACGAGAAGACCGATGTAATCAACGCATACGGCGGTCTCCGCGTCGATGAGAAGACCCACAGATATTACCCGGTCATCAGGATGACCCGCGGCATCATGTGCTGGCTCCGCGTTTCCGCGCTGTTCGCGTCGGCACTGTTTGTTGGCGAAAGCGCCGGCAAGGTGAAGAAGATGCTCAGGTTCCAGAGCGCCCGCGTGGATTCCATCCTCAATTCCCCCGGCGACGTGATGAACGAAATGATGGCCCAGTTCAACCTGCCGACCGACGGCTACTTCCTCGACCTTTCCCGCAGGATGTTCCAGATGATGGTGACATGCGTTCTTGCGCACGAGGCTGGCCATGTGTGCCTGTGGCACTCGTTCCGCGGCCAGGGCGCCGATGCTGGCGCTACCAACCGCAACGACGAACGCAGCGCGGACATTTTCGCATGCTCCGTCCTCCAGTCCCTCGGGACGGGCGAAGTGGGTGCCGTAGCTTTTGTATGCCAGATGGCGTCTCTCATGTTTACCAGCAAGAAGCGCGAAACCTATGACGGCATGGACTCCCATCCGGCCACGGTAGAGCGCGTCAGGAACATCTACACCTCGTTTGCCAACGTGATGAAGTACAGCAAGGTGAAGTGGTCCGACATCGAGAAAATTATATGCAAATAACCACTACGTTCACAGCACAGACGATGCTGAAGTCCAATGCGACCGACCTGCCGCTGTTCCGCCCGCCGGTCACGATCAAGAAGCTCTTCGACATCGAAATCGACGAGGAACTCCGCGGGTTCGTGGACAAGTACCTGGAAGCCCGCAAGGGCGACGAGGACACCCCGCAATACGGCGCGGATCCGTTCCTCATGGCGCGTCTCAGGAAGGAGATGCAGAAGGTCTTCGGGAAGGAGACCAAGGTTGACAAGATGGCAGACGACGATGTCGTCGATTCCGCCATCACCCACGCCGTCGAGGACAAGGTCGAGGACCTGGTCCCGCTCAACTTGAAGGGCGCGAAGATTCTCGGTCTCGACCCGGAAAAGGACTGCCCGGAAGGGTTCCATGTCGCGAATGTCTTTATCCGCCTGAAGGGATGGGAGGTAGGCGATGCCACTGCGCGATGACATTATCCGCTCGTTTACCGAGGAGCAGAAACGGATCTACGACAATGTCCTCGGGGACATCGAAGGCATCCACAAGGGCTGGCTCATGTGCCGGAAGTTCTACGACGATGCACAGAAGGTCATCGACGACAAGACAACCGGGCCGGAAGTCCGCCTGTTCCTCATGAACACTGTCCTGAAATTCTGGATGGGGAGAATGAAGGGCATCGAGACGCTGCTCAACTTCGCCGGGCATTCCGAACTGGTGCCTGCGTGGAAGAAGGAATTCAACGCCTCCAAGTAGCTACAATACGAGATAGAACAATGCGGCAATCGCCCCTCCGGTGACTGCCGTTATTGCATATAGTGCCTTGCGCATGCGGGATACGCTCTGTTCCAGGTCGTTCTTCTCGTTGACGACGGTCCCGACATGTTCCGCCAGGTCCTCCACGCTCTGCTTGGATGCCAGGTTCATCGAGGTAAGACGCTTGATGGCCGAGTTCGCGAGCGTGAGTGCGGCACTGGACTTCTTCGAAATTTCGTTGATTTTCGGCTCGTAGCCGTTGATTACGTCTTCCATCCGGTCAACATCGACGCATACGTCGTCCACGATGTCGGAAAGCCTTATCAGGGCCCGGTTTGTGTTTTCTTCCACCGCGATGTCCCCGTCGTTGTCGAACGCGAGCGCGTCCTCCTCGGATTCCCGGCTGATCCGTTCGAGCTCGGTAAGCTGCTTGATGACGGAGTTCTGCGACCGCTTGGTCAGCTCCTGCCGGTTCATCCCCATCTCTTCGACGGCGATTGCCGTGGAGATTGCGTCGTCCCCGCCGTCTGCGAGGCCAACCGGCACCAGATGGTGCAGGTATCGGTTGTCGGACAGCTGTTCTGTGCCCACCGTCTTGTAAAGCTGGACGGCGACCTTTTCGAGCGGAGAAATGATTTCGAGCGGGCAGAATACACCGGCCTTTACCATCTCGTTGAATATCGACGTGTCGGCGAATACGGAAATCTTCCCGATTTCATAGCCGGATGACTGGCGCACGACCTCGGCCAGGACCAGCGGGTCATCGGAGTAGACGACCTTCTGGATGTACTTCGACATGTAGTTCCACCCGCGGTTGGACGTCTCCTTCAGGGTAACCGCGAACGACCAGTCGAGGATGTCGGTTATCGACTTGTTGCGGATGCAGTCGGAGTAGTCGAAGATGCTGTGCGGTGTGAAGGAACCGTTCTCGTTCACGCCAAGCCAGCAGGTGATGGTGTTTTCCATGTCGCGGTGGTCGTTGTTACATCCGAAAACTAGGTTTTACGAAAAACGGGCCCGCGCCGGAGCGCGGACCCTGCCATGCGGTGTCGTTGTCGGAATGACTATGCCTTACTGACTTCCGTCGCGATTTCGGCCTGCAGCGCGTCGGTCATCGACTTCTGGAGCATGTCCTTGTCGAGAGCTTTCAGGTCTTGCTTGTCCGAGCGGCGGAGACCCTTCTCGAAGAAGCGTTTGTAGATTGGCGTCCCTTCCGCCATGAGCTTTACTGCGCGGCAATCCTTGCACTTCCCGTTGATGATGCGCTCGTAGAACTTTTCCGCGCTCCCGTGGGCACCGAACGACCAGAGACTGCTGATAATCTTCATCACGCCGATGGCGATTGCCTTCTGGCGGTTCGGCTTGTCGTCCGGGTGGCGGGAGACCGTGGTCGCGGCGAAACGGTTTGCATTCGGGTTGTTGTCGGGTGCGGGCATCTCGGGCATCTTGCCTTCGAGGGTCACCGTGGTCATGAGGGCCTTCGGGGAGAGCGGATTGTCCTCGTCCGTGCGCCGCACATGTTCGTTCCAGCGGATGAACAGGTTGTCGTCCACCGTGATGACTCCCATGTAGGGGGTCTTCGGGTCGTAGAGGACTTCGTCGAAGCTGCGGTGGACCGCGGCCATGTTGAGGAAGCCGTGGTCGGCGAGCCAGGCGAGGGTGTCGGCGCCGGACACCTTGCCGTCCATGTGTTCGGAAAGCCGCTTCAGGACGGCGGAGCGGGAGTTGATACTGGATTTCATCGTGTCTCCTTATTTGACAAATTTTGCTGTGTTGATCCAATCCGCGAGCATCGTGGCGACCGCGTTGATTGGTTCCATCACCTTGTTGTGGATGTTCGTGGCGATTTCGATTACCTCGTCAACGTATGCCGGGCTCGGTTCCTTGGTGGCCTTGCCGATTTCGATGCGTTCAGGCAGCTTGCACCGGTCATGGATCCACGGGAACCGCAGGATCGCTTGACAATCCTTGTAGCCCTTCCCGGATTTGAGACGGTGGAACCTGATTTCGATAATTCCGTGGGGGAGGGAAATCTCAAACTCGTGCCAATCGTAGTAGTTGGCGGAGCAGTGTGCCTGCTTTGATTTGAGGTAGTCGATGGTTTCTTCAAATTTTTGGTCGCGTTCTGTGTTATTCATGCCATAAATATAGCAAAAATTGCTATATTTTGTATCAGGGCCGTCGGATGGGTAACCCCGGAAACGCCGGAATTATCCCATACCAAACAATCCGACGGACCAATCCATTATGACATACGAGATATATTCCTCCTTTATTGTTCTTTCGGGGCTGTGCATGCTGTTTGGTGTGCTCACCCTGATGTGCAACAACCCGCGGCCGTTATGGATGACACTTGTCGGCACCAGTGTCGCCGTGTTCCTTGTCGTGAACATCGTCGCTCCTCCCAAGCCGGTGATGTTCCAGAACAGCGTGGAATACTATGAACAGAACCGTCCGTCCTGTCTTCTCCGCGACGGTGTCCCCGTTTCGTTGGACAGCCTGGAGTCCCGCTGCATAGTCGATTATATCGACTACCGTGTCGATTCCACCCATGCCGCGCAGCGTCTATGGGAATGGAAGATGCGTTCGTTCCACAAGGCCGTCCCGCAACTTTCACCGAGGAAAAACTGACCATGCGAGTAATGACCAAAGCAGAAATTCTCGCGCTCGACACGCCCGTGCTTATACGCGAGTGGTCGCCGTGCGCCTATAACGACGCAGGATGGATGCTCACCTGCGGCAAGGATGTTTCCGGGCATACGTTCGGCGCCCTTGACCTCGATCCGAATCCGATGGGGCAGAAGGAAGAAATCAAGGAGACGTGGGACTGGGACGGGCCGCTGGACCTCGAAGACGACAAGACCTATGTCGTCGCCGAACAGCGGGAAATCGCCATAATGATTGCCAGGCTCCGCCTTGCCGTGAAGAACTGCGATTTTACGGCAATCGCCAAGGCCGGCAAGGAGATGGAAACCTATGAAGCAGGATAACGAGCTGTTTTCGCCGGGAGCCGTGAAGGCGGTCACCCCTGGCCTGTGGGCCGGCATTAAGGAAGGCGGTGTCCCGAAATTCCCGGACAGCGTCACCTGGGTCGATGACGGGACCGTGGTCACGTTCTACGACCGCGAGACGATGAAGGAAATTTTCCATGCGAGCCGGGACGGCCTTGCCTACATGGGCCTTACGCTCGACGACGTTGCGACGGGAACGGTCCTGTGCGTGCTCGCCCGCGTGACGAACCGCTGGCGAGGCGACGACATTCTTCATCCGCAGCCGTGGTAATTGTATTATTTTGTTTGATTCTGGTCGAATATTTTATATATTATGAACACGGAGGTTCTTATGGCCAACAATGACTGGAAACTGTGCAAGGATGAGCTACCGGCGACGCATGATCGGGCCGTTGCAATCTATCCCCCGTTCAAAGGCAAGGAATTTGCCTGCTGGAACGAACACGAGGATTGCTGGGACACCGAGGACGGCGACGATTATCTTTGCACCAAGGACAAGGTCATTGCCTGGTTCGATATACCTCCGGTTCCAGAAGAAATCAAACAGCTTTTAAGGAGTTCTACATGAACAAGCAGGACATCATCAACAAGGTTTTCGCTGACAAGCAGCTCGGCCTCTCTTCCCGTGCAAGCGCCACCCGCACGGTTGACGCAGTTCTCGGCGCAATCCAGAACGGCTTGAAGGAAGACGGCGTTGTGCAGATGTACGGTTTCGGCACCTTCCGCGTTCGCACTCGCGCAGCACGCACCGGACGCAACCCGCAGAACGGCCAGAAGATTAAGATCAAGGCTTCCAAGCGCGTCGGCTTCCGCGCCGGCGTGGACATGATGTCCAAGGCCGACCGTTTCAAGGCCAAGGTTCGCTAACCTGCCGCCCGACGGAAATATGAAGGCTCCCGGACACCCGGGAGCCTTTTCTGCATCCGGTGTATGGGGGCCCGGACGCTTCCGGCTGTAGTTTATAGATTTCGTGGCGGGCGCCATGGCCGGACTGCCGCGGGCGGTATGCCGCGCTAAACTATCTGTATGGATATGCCTAGCTTCGATTCTTCAAAGATAGTCCGGCTGACCGGCTCGATTGACGAGGAAGCCTCCGAGAACTTTCTCGCGGGTCTCCGGGAAATGTCCCTCACCGGCGTCGATGGCGGCATCACGGTAGTGATACACAGCGACGGCGGTGACACCGAGGACGCGTTCCGAATACTCGACGCGTTCAGGCTGCTGAAAGACAGCGGGTTCAAGATAAGGACCATACTGACGGGCAAGGCCTATTCGATGGCGTCCTACATATTCTGCATGGGCGACTACCGCACAATCTACCCGAACGGGCGCCTGATGTTCCACATGAGCCGCTACCCGGAGTTGCAGGATAACGACGTCACCTGCGCGAGGCTGATGGAGTTGTACAAGGACTTGAAGTTCTATGACGACAGGTTCGTCCAGATAATGAAGTCCGTCGGCATCCCGAGGCGCCTGATTTCCCGGGCGAAGTCCGAGGACGTGTATCTGAGCGCCGAGGAGGCGGTAAAGCTCGGCGTGGCCCATGCCATAGAGCACGAAATACTTTGATTTTTGCTATATTTTGGTCATGGACTTTATAAATTCCCCATTCCCGTATGCAGGCTGCAAGTATGACCTGCTCACCCACCTTGACCGGCTCATTCCGCAGGGCGAGCGCCTTTTTGACGTGTTCGGCGGTTCCGGTGCGGTCGGCGTGAACCTTTCCTACCGCTTCAACTACGTATGCGTCACGGATATACTCCGCGACCTCGTGCAGATGCACCGCAGTCTCCAGAACGACGACCCGGACCAGGTCATCGCCAGGTTGAAGGAACTTTCATCCAAGGTCCCGGAAAAGTATGCCGAATTGCGCAGCGCCTACAACGCGCTCCCGCCGAATGACCCGGACCGCGGCTACCGTCTTTACGGACTTATCCTCTCCTGCACGAACAACCTGATGCGCTTCAACCTCAAGGGCGGTTTCAACCAGACCTGCGGCAAGCGCCAGCTCACCGACAACAAGGAAAAGGAAATCCGTGCATGGTGCGAACGCCTGCAGTCCGCCAAAGGCAAGGTGTTCTTCGGCTACGGCTCGTTCGATCCGCCGTATTCCAACACGGAAGCCGGCTACAATTCCACCTGGACTGTCGCGGATGACGACAAGCTCTCCGCGTTCATGCTATCGCATCCCGGCTACAAGTATGTCCTGTCCAGCTGCAGCAAGGACGGGAAGACTACCCGACTGGTGGAGACCCTCCGCGACAGCGGAATGTACGACACGACGGAAGTCCCGCACGTTTACAAGGCCGCCAAGAAGAGCAAGACTTCCGAAACGGTAGAACTCATTTTGTGCAGCAAAAACTGCCAAATTTCGCAGTAAATTTGTATATTTTGACCATGAACGACTATTGCGCACTCGTAGCATACAAGGAACCGTCGGCGGGGGCATACTTCCGCCGTAGAAACCTCATCGAGGTTGTGAACAACTGGCTCAGGAACTTCCCGGAGGCGGACATCGTCGTCACGGAGCAGATCCGTAGCGGGACCGTCGAACAGGCCGAGTCCCGGTGGGCCGGCTATGCCGAGAAGTTCGTGGATGCCGGAACCGTCACCCACATTACGGTCGAGTGCGACTATGACCAGTTCCACAAGACCCGTATCCTCAACAAGGCCATCCAGAAGTTCCCCAACTACAAGTTCTACATCCTCGCGGATGCCGACGCGTTCCTCGACATGGGCGCCTTCGATTATATCCGGGACCACAAGGACGACCATAACCTTGTCTTCCCGTATGCGGAAGTGTTCTACCTCGATGAGAGCGATACCCGCAACGTCATCAGCGGCAAGCCGATGCGTCCGGGCGTAAAGAACCACGGCGTGGTGATTTCCCGCCAGACGGGCCTGTGCAACGTGTTCTCCGGGGAGCTTTACCGTGCGGTCAAGGGGTTCGACGAGGAGTTCATCAACTGGGGTGCGGAGGACGATGCCTTCTGCTTCAAGGTGAAGCGCCTCGGGCGCCAGGTGATCCGCAACAACACCGGCAGGGGTGCCGTGATGCACCTGTTCCACCCGAAGGTGAACACGCCGGAGTATGTCAAGTCCCTGGACTACCGCGAGAACCGCAAGCTGTGCGCCTGCATCCGCAAGATGACCGACGAGGACTGGGAACGCTACCTTCGCGGGGAGGAAGACCTCGGCGGACTTGCACAGGGATATAGCGACCGCGGCGCCCTGGTTACCCACATCGAGTGGCCGTGCGTCCCGGGAATGATCCTCACAATCGACACCACCATCTACGATGTCCTCGCCGACGGCGAGACCGTGGACAGCCTGACCTTCACGAAGCTCATGGACGTGGTGCTCCAGGAGGACGGGCCGGAAGTTGCCGTGCAGTTCCTCGACAACATCCTCATGCCGCTCAACCCGAAGACGCCCGAACAGCTCGCCGAGCTTAACGGTATCAGGGAGCGCCTCGTTAAACTGGCTAAGGAAGCTAGAGGCAAGGCATGATCCAGTTCATCCGCCAAGAGATAGGCCAGGAGTGTTCCAAGACGAACATGTTCGCGACATCGGTCGCGTCCTATCTCCACGATACGAGATATTTCGACATGTCGTCCCGTGCGCCGGTCGTGGTGCAGTGTGCGGACGGCAACATCCAGAAGGTTCCGGGAGGCTGGTACGGCCCGCGCATCGCCGTGCTGCACGACTGGTTCCCCAACTACAAGCCGGCTGCGCTGCTCGCCAAGCACGTCCTGTGCCTTGGCGGTTTCGATCACCCGGATTTTGGCAAGAAGTGCATCGACCTTCCGTCGTTTCCCCTCGACCTTGACCGGTTCGTCCACCTGCCGACGGCGATGGACTACGACGTGGTAATCGGGGGAGCCCTGCGGGATAACTCGCTGGACGCCCTTCGGAAGGCTTTCGACGCCAACCGGTTCAAGAAGGTTGCCCTCGTCTGCCATACAGTTTTTACCGGCACGGCACGGGTGTTTGCCGACCTTTCGGCGTTCCTCTCCCACGAGGGCGCCGAAGTCGTGTTCAGACGCCAGAACATGCCTGCCCGGGTCCTGGAGACGCTCTACCTGAGCGCCCCGGCCATCATCCACCTCGGCCACTGTGGCAGGGGGTGGCTCCATTCGCTCGCTGAATACCGCAGGCGCACCGGGGCCATTGACGTTTTCTGCGAAAAGGAGTTTGGAAATGAAGAATTTGCTTCAGTCAGACAAGTTGCTGAAATTCTTGGAAATGCAACTTAGCGCGTGCACGGCTGCCGCCAAGAAGGCCGCGATGCACGGAAACATCGTCCGTGCCCTCTACGTGCTTGTGTTCGCCGTGTTCCTGTTCAGCACCGCGCGTGTAATCCGCCAGATTTGGATCAACGGGGGTACGACGACCCTCGTGAAGGTAAGCAACGGGGAAGCCGGGGAAGTCCGCGCACAGTCCGAAGAAACCAAGTAAGGGGTTGCCGATGACCAACCGTAACGACGTGATTTTCGACATGAAGTCGATGCTGAAACGCTTCAACATCGACTCCGACCAGTGGGTGGGAAAGAATTTCAAGGAAAAGCTGGCCTACCTCAAGAAGCGCATGCGCTCCAATGACAAGATTGAGCTCGCCGAAAGCGGGTCTAAGCTGCTTGACGCGGTGTTCTACACCCTGCGCAACGCGTCCGAGAGCCGCATCGCCCACAAGTATATCGGCCTCGCACAGACCGCGTTCGACCTGTTCCGCATCAACTTCATCGTCAAGAACGCTTTCGTCGCCGAACAGTACGAGTATCGCGGACGCTTCGACGCGATGGCCCGGGTGATTGGCGAGGACAACGACTGCGGCCTTACCGTCGCCGAGGTGAAGACCTCCGGCGACATGTGTCGCTATCTCCTCAACATGAGCCAGGCCGACCAGGAAAAATACGACATCCGCTTCAAGAAGATCAAGAACCTTCTCCGCGACGACGATGACGAGGACGAGGGCTACCGGCTCCGTTCCGCCGTCCTGTTCAGCCATGCCGGCCACAACTTCGTCATGCAGCTGGAAAACTACGCCGCGAGCAAGGCCGACCTCGGGAAGGACCATGAAGACTACATGGAAAGCAGTTACGCCGATGTCCGCGTCGCCATGCGCAACGAGGACTATGACGAGGAAGTCATTACGGATGCCGTCCATACCCTGTATACCGCATATCTCGGCAACGTTGACCTTTCCAAGTACATGTTCGAGATGGACAACGTGTTCTTCTCGAAGTTCAAGCGCGAAATCGTCGATTTCGACGTGTGCAACCTGGACGTGGCCCGCATGCGCAGGGCAATCTCGAAGACCCTGGAACACAACAAGAGCCGCAGCTTCCTCGTAGAGGGCGAGCCGGGCGTGGGCAAGACCATGTCCATCGAGAAGGTGCTCGAAGGCGTGCCGCAATACCCGGTGTTCTGGGTCCCGCTCGAAGCCATTCAGCAGGCCTGCATCGACCAGACTTTCGAGACGCTCGCCCGCATCGACAAGTCGATTATCGTGTTCGACGACATCGACGGCATCGACATGAGCGAGAAGAACGAGTATGCCACCGACTTCATGGGTTATCTCGACGAGCTCCGCGAGACATCCAGCGGCCATATCATCATTATCATCGTGAACGAGCCGCAGAAGCTCCACCACATGTTCCGTTCGCGTCCGGGCCGTATCGACGAGGTGATCGTCGTGACTGCGCCGAAGACCGCGGAAGACGTGTTCGATGTCATCAAGCAGCGCTTCCGCCACGAGAACGTGGCGATGCCGAAATGGGCGTCGCTCGGCAACAAGCAGTTCAGGAAGGCCTGCGAGGACCTCGCGAAGAAGGGTATTACCCAGGCATACATCACCGGCATCATTTCCGACCTGGTGACGTTCTATGACGGGGACCATTCGTTCAAGAACTTCAAGGACTCTGTCCGGTCCGCTATGGAAAGCCGGGACAACAGCATGCTCGTCGCGGGAAGTGATGGCCGTTTGTGCAGTGCCCAAACGGTCCAACAGACCGCCACCGCAAGTCAGGACGCGGGGGCCTAAAATCCCCGATTTTGTGCACATTTGTGCACTAACCTTGGCACCGTTTTTATTATAAACAATGACTACCCGCCGACGGAAACGGTCCTCCCGCACCGCCGGCCCAACTTCAACCTAAAGGATTCCTACATGGAAGAATTACAGGACACGAAAATGTCGGAGCGCTCGTTCTTGAAGCAGGTCAAGAAGAAGGATGGCCCCCGGCAGAAGTTTGATCCCCTTAAAATCGAACGCTGCATCACCCACGCACTCAATGACGCGAAGTGCACGCTCCCCCAGGAAAAAATCGAGGAAATGACCGGTGATGTGGTTGATTTGCTGTATGACTTGAAGCAGAAGTGCGTGAGCAATGAATCGGTTGCCATCGCTGTAAAGAAAGTTTTACGCGAAGTCAGCATGCCCGCCTATGATGCCTATGTCATCTTCCGCAACAACCGCGACCGCGAACGCACCCTCCAGTCCCCCCTTATCAAGACCGTCCGCGAAATCAAGCATGCCGAGTTGCAGAGCTCCAATACCCTCCGCGACAACGCGAACGAGGCTGGCGGCACCCCGGCCGGCATGTTCGGCAAGATCGCCGGCGAAACCAACAAGATGTATAACCTGCTCGACAATGTGAGCAGGAAGTATGCGGAAGAACACACCAACGGCTACCTCCACATCCACGACCTCAACATGTATGACCTGACCTTCAACTGCCTCTTTGCCCCGGTAGGCAAGAAGTTGAGGACAGGCTTCGATTCCGGTACCGGCTTCCAGCGTCCGGCACAGACCATCCAGAGTGCTGCCGCGCTTACCGCCGTGATTCTCCAGTTGCAGTCCAACCAGCAATACGGCGGCATCGCCTGCGACAACTTCGATTTCGAGCTCGCCCCGTTCGTGGACCGTTCCTTCCGCAGGAACCTTGCCATCGAACTGAATGCGATGGCCGAATATCGGGAAGAGGATGAGAACCTCGCCGAATATCGCACGCTCCCCGAAGAGTCCGACGACATCGAGAAGACTGTCAAGCGTATCGCGAAGGTGCTCGGCAAGGCCAATGTGTCCATGAACCAGCCGAGGAAGAAGCTCTATTGCAGTTTCCCGAAGAAGTGCGTCGACCGCGCATGGCTCTACACCGATGCCGATACGCATCAGGCGATGGAGGCCCTTGTCCACAACTTGAACTCCTTGCAGTCTCGCTCTGGAAACCAAGTTCCGTTCTCGTCGTTGAACTTTGGCCTTGATACTTCCAACTGCGGACGAATGGTCAGCAAGAACCTCATGCGTGCCCAGTATGAGGGCATGGGCGACGGCCTGACCGCCATCTTCCCGATCCTCATCTTCAAGCTCATGAAGGGTTATACCAAGAACCCGACCGACCCGAACTACGACCTTTACGAACAGGCCGTCGAATGTCTGGCCCGCCGTTTCTACCCGAACTTCGTGTCGGTGGACAGCACCTTCAACAAGCCCTATGTGAAGTACCGGACCAAGGAAATCGAACTCGCCGATGGGTTGCGCAACATCAAGCTCCGCGGAAAGGATGAGGGTTTCGCTGAATACCACGGGATCATCGAACGCTCCGAATGCCCGGAATATGAATACGAGGTGGAGCCGGGCGAATACTGGGAAATCGTCGAATACGATGAAAAGAAGCTCTCCCTTCGCAAGCTGATCGAGAACACCACCATTGCGACGATGGGATGCCGCACCCGTGTCATCGGCAATGTCAACGGCCCGGAACAGACTACCGGCCGTGGCAACTTTGCCTTCCATACGATGAACCTCCCGCGCCTTGCCATCGAATCCCATATCGAGAAGGACAGTACCGACGAACGCATCGCACGCTTCTACGAGAAGCTCGACGCATTGCTCGACGATGCCAAGGAAAGCCTTGTTGAACGCTTTAACCTCGTGTGCCAGAAGACCTACGAGCGCTATCCGTTCACGATGCAGGAAGGTTTGTACCTCACTTCCGATGACAAGAAGCATGAACTGTCCGATACCATCGCCGAGGTGATGAAGCAGTCCACGCTCTCCATCGGCTATATCGGCATCGCCGAGACGATCAACCTCCTTACCGGCAAGATTTACGGTGTCGATCATGAGGTGGATGGACTTGCGGTGGCCATCGTGAAGCACATCCGTGACTTCTGCGACGCTACCCAGAAGAAGACCCACATGAACTGGTCCTGCTTCGCCACCCCGGCAGAAGCGGTCGCGGGCCGGTTCGCCACCATCGACGCCAACAAGTTCGCCGACAACAAGAAACTTGCCGATGTGAACCTTGAACGCATCTTCGGAAAGGGCTACTACACCAATTCCCACATGATGGACTTCTCTCTCGATGTCTCCCTCGACGAGAAGATCAAGGTGGAAGCCCCGTTCCATGCCCTCACCAATGCCGGGCATATATTCTACTACAAGTTGAACGGCGACTTGACGAAGAACATCCCGGCAGTGAAGGCTGCCATCGACGCCATGTATGACGGCAACCTTGGGTACTTCACCGTCACGATGGATTCGGACGACTGTCTCAAGTGCGGCTACCATGGCATCATCGACAATGTATGCCCGAAGTGCGGCTGCAAGGATGAACGCTATTTCGTCCGTGTCAGGCGAATTACCGGATATTTAACCGGTTCACCGCGGAAGAGTATTCTGGATGCTTGGTGCGATGGAAAGAAGAAGGAGCTCATCGATCGGCACAATATCTAGCGTATTTTTACTTAAAATAAGTGCAGCCGTCGAACGGCTGCACTTTTTGTTTGGTTTCTAAACTGTATTTTGCTATATTTCCATGAGAAGATAATTGATTTTCGGGGATACCTATGGAGCTCAATTTCATTTGTAAAATTTGTAATAAGCCGTTTGGCAAAACCGGGTTGACTAATCACATCCAGCGCACCCATAAAATGTCATATAAGGAGTATTATGACACTTTCATTGATGGAAGCGAGCACCTGTGTCCCTATTGCGGCAAAGAGTGTGGGTTTGTTAGCCATTATGGTTATTACGAAACTTGTTGTGATCCCACATGTGTCAGAAAGGCGCAGCACCGGACAATGTATGCTCGATATGGTAAGGCCTGTCGCCACCCAGACAAAATTAAGGCAAAACCAATTATTGACTATCCATACCATTGCGAAATATGTGGTCAAGGCACAAAGAATTTGCCGATGCTGAATAGGCATCTGAAAAAATATCACCCTGATGTAGATATTGAAAACTACTATAATACATATCTGGGAGTTAAACCACAAGTATGTGAGGTATGCGGTGGCCGAGCAAAGTGGTTGGGAACGCATTACCATAATGTTTGTGGATGCCCGGAGTGTACTAGCGTATTGCGTGGCAAGAATAATGCAATGAATAACCCGGTCTACCGCAAAAAAGCGAGGGATGCGCTAATTGCATTGCCGGACGAAAAAAAGCGGGCAATTCGCGAAAAGGTGGAGCAAACTTGCTTGGCACGCTTTGGGTATCGGCATAATTGGAGTTCCCCCGAACTGCGTGAGGCTGGCCAGTACGCCACATGCAAGGCACTATATGGCGATCGGAATTACCATAATGTTGCGCAAATGCAGAATACTTGCACAGAACGGTTTGGCGTTAGGTCGTTTTCACAGACTGTTTCGTTTCAATCAAAAATGTGGCATAAATTCAAGGTGGGTGAAATTACATTTGACTCGTCGTATGAGTATGCACTATATAATTTCTTGAATGCCGCTAAATTGCCATTTATTTATCATCCGAAGGAATCTATTCGTTATGAATATGCCGGTAAAGAACACATGTTCTTTCCAGATTTCAAAATAAATGGCCATTTTTACGAGGTTAAGGGCGAGCACCTGTATAAATATATGCAGACCCCGAACACTAAGGAGCATGCGAAACTGGAGTGCATTTTAGCAAACAATATCACACTTATAACAAAATGCGATGTATTTGCGTTTATTGATGCCGTATTTGGAAAATCGTTGAGTATTGATGCTATCGTTGAGCAATGCTTGCATACCGAGTTCCCGGGCAATGCGAAATGGCCTGCATCACATCCCATTTGGGATTGCTTTGTTCCCGGGCATACTGATCCCCGCACTGCATGGGCAGACCCGGTGTTGGTTCGTAAAGGTGTTCTTAATCTAGTAAAGACATTGAACGACGCTCTAATTTCTGGAAAATATCCGGCATTCTGCACAAGATATATCAAATCTCTGCTGAGTGGAAATTACTTTGATAAGGTCCTGGATAGGTTTACTATTGCAAAGATCGCGCCGAAAGTAACTGCATTACACGAAACCGAACTGTTGCGAATTATTGAGGAATCCGGTGTAGATTTAAGCCCCGGTGTGTATTGCCCAATGGCTGGGTTTGGCGGCATAGTTCGCGGTGTCAGACGGTGGTTTGAAACTCGCGGTATGCGCGGAGATATTGAGGCCTATGACATCAATGACCGGTTCTGTAATTGGTATGGGTGGACTAGGCGTGATGTTTTGGCACAGGTGGTGCACACGAACAAGGTGGTTGTTGTTTGCCCTCCGTTTGGAAAGCAGTATGAGCACTGGAAGGGAACACCGGACGAAATGTCGGATATTACATTTAAACAATGGGTTTCCTTGATTAAGGAGCATGTCATTGCACCGAATTACATATTTATTGGCCCAGAAGTCGATGACGGCAAGAACCGTTGTGGCCTATTTAAACGAAAGGTTGGAATTTCATTATATAAGGATGGTATATGAACTTTTCAAAGATTGATCCGATGTCCATAGTGGACGGCGAAGGCTGCCGCGTGACGCTGTTCGTGTCAGGCTGCCGGAACCATTGTCCCGGGTGCTTCAACGAGGCTACGTGGGACTTCTCATACGGCAAGGAGTTCACCGAAATCGAGGCTAACGAGATTATCGAGGCATGCCGGAAGCCCTATATCGCGGGCATTACAGTCCTCGGCGGCGAACCGATGGAGGAGGAGAACCAGCCGGCCGTGCTCGAACTTCTCAGGAAGTTCAGGGCGGAGCTCCCGGAGAAGAACATCTGGCTCTATACCGGCTACGTGATGGAGCGCGACCTCTATCCGGGCGGAAGGAAGCATGTGCCTGGCGTTACCGGGGAAATCCTGAAACTGGCCGACGTGCTCGTTGACGGCCCGTTCATCCAACAAAAACGGGACCTCGCACTGAGGTTCCGTGGAAGTTCCAACCAGCGCATCCTCCGCAAGAAGGATGGCCGCTTTGTGGAAGACGCTACCAGTTCGATTCCGACTCGAGTCTGAGACCGCCTGGAACGTTACATAACGGGGAGTTGTCCTGGACCGACACCTTGACACCTGCATCGAACGCAGCCTTCCTCTCGTCGTAGGACATCCTCCTGCGACGTTTTTTGCTGTACGCGGGTCGTCTATCCTGCGGTTTGGCTTCGAATGATAGGCCCGGTTCCAATGAAACTCCGCAAAATGCGGCATTGTACCCATACGGGTTCACCGATGCCTCGTTTTTGATGTCGTTTACCAGGTCGCCGAGGTCTCGTTGCATCCTTTTCAGTTTCTCGAGCGTGTTCGGGGAGGCGTATTTGCCTTCGAACGATTTGATTTCAGCATACCGGTTGGCCAGGTCCTTCCAGTATTTCGGCATCATTGAATACGGGACCAGTTCCCCGGTCAAGCCATATACGGCATCCCGGATTGCGTCGAAATCTGTCTCGTATGGGGTGACTTCCGGCTCGGCGATCTTGATTTCCTTGTCTGGCGCCGAGGAAACCTCCATGTCGAGTTCCTTGTGCCTGCGTTCCAGTCGGCCCAGCCTGGATTCGAGAAACAGCTTGGTGGTCTTTGCCGCGTCGTTGCCGGAGAGCTGGACTATGTTGTCCCGCGTCCTGGCGATTTCGACGGAATATTTTTCTTTTAACGAGCTTAAATAGGCTTCCCGGGCGTGTGTCTGCATTTGCGTATCTCCTACACAAAATATAGCAATTTCGGGCCAGTTTTCCTATCTTGAATTTTGCTATATTTCACGCATGCGAGCCGACAAAGTGTTATTCTATCTAGTCAAGCGTAACTCGGACGGGCTATACCTGGTGGATAGCGGCACGTGCACGTTCGGTAAGTTTTACATGGGGCATACCGCGTCTTCGCGGACACGGGGCGACGCAGACCTTCTCGTCGACCGTATCATGAAGCGCAGGGGGATGAACCGTGACGAACTTTCCGTGGTTGCTGTCGGGGAGCTAGACACTTCAACAAAAGAGGACAATCAATGTCTATCCCACTCATCTGTATCATTGCCGGAGCAGTAATCCTGGCAATCATTTTCATGGTCGGCTACGTCAAGGCACCGCCTGACAAGGCATTTATCATTTCCGGTTGGCGTGAAAAACCGAAGGTCCTCGTGGGCCGCGCCGGCTTCCGCATCCCGTTCATCGAACGACTTGACATCGTTGACTTGAAGATCATGACCATCCTCATCAACAAGACCGATCCGGTCCCGACCATCGACTGCATGTTCGTCAAGGTTGATGCGGTTGCTACGGCAAAGGTTGATGCGACCGCGGAACATATTGCAATCGCCGCACAGAACTTCCTTAACATGGAATCCGGCGATACGAGCAAGATTAGTGACAAGTCCGAATTTTCGTCCAGGAAGGTCAATAGCAGCATCGCGAGCATGATTGACAATATTTTGGATGGTTCGCTGCGTGAAGTTATCGGCCAGATCAAGATTGAGGACCTCGTCAGCAAGCGCGATGAAATCACCCGCCTCGTGAACGCAAGTGCAACCAAGGACCTCCAAAAGCTCGGCATCCGTCTCGATACCTTCAACATCCAGAAGTTCGACGACGAATACATCGACGGCGAAGGTGTCAAGCACAGCATGATCAAGGAACTCGGTACGGAACGCGCCACGGCCATTCTTAAGACAGCCGCCAACGCAAGGGCAGCTGCGGATGCGGACATCCGTATCGCAAAGGCCGAAGCCGACAAGCGTGCAAACGATGTCGAAGTCGAAAACGGTCTTGCCATTGCCAAGCGCCAGAACGACCTCGAAGTCAAGAAGCACGAACTCGCCCAGATTGAACAGACTAAGAAGGCCGATGCAGACACCGCTTACGAAATCAAGCTGAAACAGCAGCAGAAGCTCATCAACATCGCCGACGCGGAAGCGAACATCGCGGCGGAAGAAAAGAATATCGAGCTCAGCGAACGCAAGGTGTCTGTCCGCGAACGTGAACTCCAGGCCGAAATCGAAAAGAAGGCCGAAGCCAACTACAAGGCACAGATCCACGATTCCGACGCTGCCTACTATAAGGCACAGAAGGACGCCGATGCCGAACTTTACAAGGCAAAGACGGACGCCGAAGCCGACCTTTATCGCCGCTCCAAGGATGCAGACGCAGGCCTCGTCCAGCGCCAGAAGTCCGCTGAAGGTGACCTCTACGACCAGGAACAGAAGGCAAAGGGTATCACCGCAATCGCAGACGCAAACCTCCACAAGGCAACCAACGAAGCCAACGCAATCAAGGCAACCGGTCTCGCCGAAGCTGACGCAATCAAGGCCAAGGGTCTTGCCGAAGCCGAAGCAATCGACAAGAAGGCCGACGCCATGAACAAGTATGGCGAAGCCCCGATTACCGAAATGCGCATCAAGGCCACGGAAAAGTTCTTCGAACAGCTCCCGGCAATGACCGCTGCAGCCGCAAAGCCGATGGAAAAGATTGGCAACATCACCATCTACGACGGCGGTCCGGCAAAGCTCACCGAAAGCGTCACCAAGACCATCAAGCAGGTCTCGGACGGCCTTACGGATTCGCTCGGGTTCAGCCTTCCCAATGCGGTCAACAGCCTTCTCGGCGGTGCTCTTGCCGGCAAGATGATTGGCAAGGGCATGCAGGAGGCCCAGCAGGACCAGGCCCAGTAGGCGCTCTCCCAGGAAAACGTCAAGCAGCTCGCCGGCGCCGTGCTCGATGCAGTCCAGCAGCCCAGGCAAGACGCTACGCCCAAGAACCCCTGGTAACAACTAACCAAGAAACCCGGCCGCGGGGCAATTCCGTCCCGCGGCTTTCTTTTGGAATTTGAAAATGTCCTATTCGCTGTTTTTCGGTGACTGTCTGGAGGAGATGAAGAAGCTCGCCCCCAAGTCGGTCGATATGATCCTATGTGACCTCCCCTACGGCGTCACGCACAACCCGCACGACAAGCGTATTGCCTTCGCGCCCCTATGGGAACAGTATGAACGCGTCATCAAGGACGACGGGGCAATCGTCCTGTTCGCCCAGGGCCTGTTCTACGTTGACCTGGTGCAGTCCAAGCGCAAGCTGTTCCGCTACGACCTGGTCTGGAACAAGAAACTCGTCACCGGGTTCCTGAACGCCAAGCGCATGCCTCTCCGCTCCCACGAGCAGCTCGCCGTGTTCTACAAGACCATGCCGAAGTTCCACCCGCAGTTCCATGAAGGGAAGCCCCTCCACGGCCGCGGCAAGTCCTACATGTCTAAGGACATGGTGAACAACAACTACGGCAAGTTCAAGGCCACGGACGACGTCCGCAAGGGTAGCACCCAGAAATACCCGGTGTCCATCATCGACATCCCGAAACCGCACCCGTCCAAGTCCGAACACCGCACGGAAAAGCCCGTGGAACTTCTTTCCTGGCTTATCCGTTCCTACACGGAACCGGGCGATGTCGTCCTTGACAACTGCATGGGATGCGGCAGTACAGGCCTTGCCGCGCTGAAGGAAGGACGCACGTTCATCGGCATGGAAATCGACAAGGAATACTTCGAGATTGCCTGGACACGCATTACCAAGCTGGCTGCCGACATGAACAAGGGCGACTTCCACGATGGCATCAAGACTGTCTTCAAGGAGGAAGCCGATGAGTAGTAAAGCTGACATGGAACTGATGGAACCGAATAATTCCGTCGGGTTTCCCGTTCGTGCAGAAAAGTTTGCGAATGAATGGGTTGCCAGGTTCCCATTCAGGGAGCGGTTCGGCATCCGCATGCAGGGATTAGACATCGACACCAAGGTGTTTGACCGCCGGGTACCCATTCTCTACCGCGAGCGCAAGCAGGAAGTCATGGATGCGCTCGGGTTCACCATGATTAGCCACATGCAGAAAGATACCTACGATTTTTGGAGCACGAGCTACCCGCAAGTGGATGTGGTCGAGGACATGGTCAAGAATGCGTTTTCCAGGACGGATGGCTACCCGGACCGGCTCACGTCGGCAATCAGGACGCTCAATCCCGATTGGGAATATGGCCAGCCGACCAATGCGGTAGGCGTCCTGTTTACCGGAGGCCTGGACAGCACGGCGCTAGTCCTCAAGAACCTGGACGAGGGAAAGGTCGTCTTACCGATTTACAACTGGATTAACTCCGAGTTTAAAGTTGCCCCGATACTCGCATATACGATGCTTGCCGCAATATCGAAGACCTACAAGGGCCCGGGCATCCTGATGCCTATGTATCGTGGCATCAATTTCCCTGCCGGGACGTGTAACTATGGCGGCAAGTTCGAGGGTTTCATCCAGCAGCCGGTCAATACGTTCAGCCTTGCCTACATCAACCCGCAAATCACGTCCCTGCTGGACGAGGTGCAGATGGGAATTGTCAAGGGGGACCAGTCCGAGACGTTCATCGAGGACATGCGGAAACTTTATGACGGCACGTTTGCGCTCAGTCACCTGTACGGAAACCATGCACCGGAGTTCGAGAGCCAGGTTGCCCGCAAGCCGTCCTATACGTTCCCGCTCATCAAGTGGGACAAGGCCATGGTTACCGAGTTCGTGGAGAAGCACGGCTTGGGCGGTCTCCCGCTCAGCTGCGAAGCGCCCTCGATTGCCTGCACGGTGTATGCCAAGTTCACCGATGAGGAACGTGCGATAATCTACGGGCCCAGCGGGGACATGGCGATCAAGAGCGTCTTTGCCGGTCCTCGCCAGTGGTTGCTCCATGTGGTAATTTGCGACTGCGATGATTGCCATTCCTGCGGGAGAAGCCGCAATGAGGGCTATAATACGCGTGCAGTCTCGTTGCAATTCGGCATGGAAACCCTGGGCGGGGACGATATTGACCCGGCGTTCATTGACTACGGGGACATAATTAGGCCTGGCGTCACAATACGCAACGATGTCATGGTCCCGCACCTGTACAAATAAAACAAAGACGCCGCAGGAAACTGCGGCGTTTTTCGTTCCGGCACCCGGAATGACTTTTGGTTACCATTCGACGATGAAGCGGGTCTCGAGAAAGCGCTTCTCGAATTCCTTCTTCTGCTGTACGCGCGGGTCAGATGCCGCATTGTCGAGGGTGATGATGTTGGACGGCTTGTCTTCCGTGACCTTGAACCCGTTGTCCTTGAGCTTCTGGATGAGGTCATGCTGCATCTGGTACATCTCGTTCACGCGGATGTCGTCCGCCTTCTGGCCGGCACCGGCGAACTGCATCTCGAAGAAGTTCTTCTTCATGATGTCGACGGGGCAGCCGCGGACGCCTGCCGCAAGAGTCATTCGTTCAAATTCCTGAAGGTGGGTCTTGTAAACGCGTTCGATTGCCGGGAGATTGGCAAGTTCTGCAAGTCTTTCTGCGTCGTTCATGATGTCTCCGTATAAAAGGGGTGGCAGTTTTCCGTTACCGGGTTTGATCATCCCGAGGCTGCCAACTCGTCCGGCTTACGATCCGGCCACTACGTGACGCACAGTTTGCACGTCCGACCGCGCAGACGATTTCGCTACCAGGGGAGGAGCTAATGCCTGCCGTCTTAGGTTCGGTGGGATGTTTCGGTCCGCTCTAGAAACGGCTGTGACATTAAATATACAAAAATGCCGGCGCCGGTCCAAGCGATTAACGCCTTTTCTTCCGGTTGAGGAACCGGAGCTGGAAGTAGTCGCCCTTGTAGCCGCATTCGACTACGCTGTCGGAAAGGTCCGGGATGACGACTTCGGGGATGAACGGGCGGATGAACGTATCAACCAGGCGTGCTCGTAAGGATTTGCGTTTGATGTGTTTGCTCATGCGATGAAACTAGGTTATCCGGCAGGAAAAATGTATATTTGGGACGGAGGCATATATGCGAACACTTCAAGCATTTCAACGCGAATACTACAGGTTCTGCCATGACGACCGCACCCCGTTCGAGCGGGACGGCATGCGCCTGTTGCCGGTGGACATCAAGCGGGATGAGAAAAACTTTACGCCGCACGGCATGCTGGTCGGGAACGGGCCGATTGCCGGCAAGAAGACCGAGGTCAAGGTGGCACAGGTCTGTGCACTCGTCCCGGCGCTCGCCATGCCCGTAGTGGTGAAGACCGAGGACGGCAAGCAGGAGTTCTATTCCGACTGTGCGGAAATACTGCCGAAATGGGAACTCGACACGTTCGCCGAGCGGATGGTCAAGGAGTTCGGTGACCCGAAGAAGGGCGACTTCGACGGACTGTTCGAGTTCAACATGACGACCATCCGGTATGTCGGCCCGGGCGCCGCGAGCGACATGCACACAAGGGGCTGGACGCTTGACATCGCCGGGCACAAAGGCATGTTCACCGACATTGTCGGGAAGGATGGCGGTAGCCACCTGTTCCGTCTTTCATACGGCGAGAACAAGCACAGGGAGTGGGCGGATGTTACCGATGCCGACGTGGAGAGGGTGGTTTCCCAGCTGCGCGAGTTCATCAAGGTCCATACCGGGAAATGGAACGCCAAGCGCATATACACCCACCTGGACGACACGCTCGGCGAGTTCTTCGTAATCAACGAAGACGGGGTCGCGTTCATTCCGGCAATCCGCCTTGCACTGGCCAGGCGCAAGTCCCTTGCCTCCCCGGTGATCGTGAGCGCGAGCGGTTTTGCCGTCGTTCCCTGCGACAAGAACGGGGAGAACGAGAACGCGATAGTCGGCGTCGAACTGGACAAGTTCTGCGATGCCGACTACATCGCACTGTTCAACTACGTAAAGAATACGCTGGCGACCGCATTCGCCTACCTTGCCGCCACAATAAAAAGAAACGAGCCGACCATTGATAGTCAGCTCGTCAAGCAAGAGGCCAAGGACTAGGCCTTTGCGGATGTCTCCGGGAGGTCTCCCACGTCACGCAAGTATGTGAGGCGGGAGCAGAACTCCTGGACGGTCAGCACCGTGTGGTGGGTGTCGTGCTTTCCCACGGAGTGGGTGAGCGTCGCCTTGTTGGTCGCGAGCAGTGCGCTGCGGAACCCGGGGTTCTTGTTCAGCTGGTTGTATGCGCGGTTCAGCAGGATCTGGTATGCTTCGGAGTCACGCTTGATGGGGATGCCCTTCCAGTAGAGCGTCTGGTCGCGGTACCAGTTCTTGTGCTTGCCCTTGTGCTTTGCCTTGATGCCCACGAGAGAGCATACGTAGATCTGCATCTCCGGGTTGGAGAACTTGAGCGATTGCAGGAAGCCTTCCATCGAGGCGCACTCCACCCCGTCGAACGTGAACGGGTGAGGGGCGAAGTTGCTGAGGGTTCCTGCCGGATATGAATTGTTGCTTCCGATGTCCATAGTAGTTTCCTCGTTTGATAACTGAAATATAGCAATTTTCGTTTTTGCTATATTTCAGTCAACGAAAGAGGTTACACATGTCAGAACAATTCCATTTTGCCGGCCTTGACCTGAAAGAAGTGCAGGTCCCCGGCTTCACGATGCACACACAGACCAAGCGCACCCGCATGTTCAAGATTGAAAACTTGGACATCCCCAGCTATTCGATTACGGCGCGTGACGCCCTCGGAACGGACGACCGCCGCGAGGTTGGCCGTTTCCGCATCTACAATATCTATTTGCTGATTTCTGCGGAAATCGGCGACAACAACAACAATTATTGCTGGACGACCGATAACAAGGTCCTGTATGACATCTACGACACATCCGTTTCTGTCGGCGGGCACACTTACCAGGTCAGGTCTCCCCGCATTGGCGACGGCAGTGGCATTCGCGACTGGAACGCCTCCGTGGACTACGAACAGAAAACCAATTACCATGGATGGTTGCAGACCCACCTCAGTTCCATTCACTGGGCACACGGATTCTTTAACCCGGCCGCGGGAAGCAAGCGTTTCTTCAATGACGCCCCGCTCGACAAGTGCCTGGAAAACGCGGAAGAAAAACTGAAGATTAGCTACATTCGCGACCAGCTTGAACGCAATCTTGGCGAAACGGCACGCGACGTTTTCAACGCCATCGTTTCGTCGATAGAAGAAAAGTATGCCGACCGTTTCGGTTCGTATTTTGACGCAACTACCCAGCGCGTGGTGAAATCCGTCACAAACGTGGACTTTGACCGCGACCTGGACATGGTGGGACGCATTACCCTTACTCCGGCAGGCTTTGCCCAGGTATGCAAGGTATGTGCCGATACCGAACGCAAGGAGCTTTTTGAAAACTGGAAAGCATACTGCACCGAATCGTTCCGCCACCAGATTAAGACGCATGAAAAGATGAGTTCGGTAAGCATCTACGTTCCGGTCATCCGCCCGTGGTCGTTCGAAGCGTATTGCGCAATCCACGATCGCCAGGCAAAGGAAGATTTTTCCGCGGCGGAAGAAATCGCAAAACAGCTTGCCAAGGACACCGGGAAGGAGTTTAACGACGATCCGGTCCTCTATTCAACAGGGTACACCAATGACTAACGAAGAAAACAAAGACAGAGAAATCACGCCCGGCAGCACCTGGGCGCACTTCAAGGGCGCCACTTCCCAGGTGATTACCGTCGCCAAGCACTCCGAGACAGGCGAGGAACTCGTCATCTACAAGTGCATGGGCAACGCGGGGAAGACCAACCACAAGGACGGCATCTACGCCCGACCGAAGGAAATGTTCCTTTCCGAGGTTGACCGTGCGGCCTACCCGGAAGCTACCGCGAAATACCGCTTCACCAAGATTAGCGACGGCCCGGCGCCGCATCTCTATCTGGTGAATACGCGCATCCGTGCGGTGAACCCGGACCATGAAGGTTCGATCCCGACGAAGGACGGGCTGCCCTATCGGCTGAAAAGCAACAAGACCGGCGCTGCCCTGTACGACGACCTCTGCTGCCAGGTGCATGAACAGTCGAACGACAGCGCCCTGACTGTCACGGATGTTATCGGGTTTACCGACCTCGGACCCGCCGATTAGCGTAAATCGGCAGATTTTTCCAGGAACCCACCGCATACGGTGGGTTTTGCTATATTTCAGGCAGAGGTAAAAATATGTCAAACGAAAATGAAACCGTTGTTGTCCCGCTCTCCAAGATGCTCGTAACCGAAAAGAAGCCGTATGAAGGCGAACTACAACCACCGCCGTTCGCTTCCGACTGGCCGTTCCTCCCGAGCGAAATCCCGGGAGTCGACGTTTCCAACGCATCGACGGATATTACTCCCGAAATGGACATCAAGGCTCTCGCCATGGCCGCACTCCGTATCCAGCGCGATGCGAAGCGCTATGCCGCGATCAATACCAACAAGGGCACCGGCACCTATTCGTCGAAGCTCCTTGCCAAGAACATCGCGTGCGCCATCAAGGCGGCAATCAACGCCAGTTACGTCGGCAAGAACCTCGGCGACACTCTCGGCGACGCGTATTACCTGGAGAACGTCCGTAACTCCTATGTCGACCCGGGCTGCCTTTCCAAGGACGAACGTGTTGCCAAGGCAATCGAGCAGGCCAGGGGTCTCCGTCTCCGTTTCATCGAAGAAATTATCGAAGCCGGCAGCAAAGGCAGAATGTAATGTCCAAGAACCGTAATTTACGCGAGGCGAAGACTGCCAAGAACGACGAGTTCTACACCAGTTACAGCGACGTCTCCCACGAGATGAAGGCGCTGTTCGAACGCGACCCCGGCTTCTTCGCCAACCGCACCGTCCTGTGTCCGTGCAACGACCTTGAACACCCGGGGTTCCGCGACTTCTTCATCGACAACTTCCAGGGACTGGGCCTCCGCAGGCTCACCTGTACCAGCTATGTCCCTGGCCATCGCGGCCACGCGGAGACGGTTTCTCTCGGACGGGACGGCAATATTAAGGTTGCCCGATGGGTGCTGGATGGAGACGGGGACTTCCGTTCCCCGGAAATCACGAAGTTCATGCAGCATTCCGACCTGGTCGTGACCAACCCCCCTTTCAGCTGTTTCTCTTCAGATACCGAGGTGCTCACCGACGGAGGCTGGAAGCTGTTTACCGCCGTCAAGCCGGGCGACCTCGTCCTCAGCATGGACCCGGCAACCCGCAAGGTCGAATACGCCCGCATCGTTCGTTTCTACGACACCCCGTACAAGGGCGAGCTGTTCCACTTCAAGAAGTCCGGCATGGACCTCATGGTGACCGGAAACCACCGCATGATCTGCAACGAGCGCAAGGACCTGTTCTGCCGCGCTGACGAGGTGGTCCCCCACTACCACTCGGTGCCTATCCGCGGGCTGGAATACGACTGGAGCGGCATCCACGAGGAGTTCTTCACGCTCCCGAGCGTCATGCAGAACGAACGCTACACCCACAAGGACATCACCGTCCCGGAAAAGAAAATCCCGATGGGCGACTGGCTGGAGTTCCTCGGGTTCTGGCTTGCCGACGGCTGCGTCCGCTTCGGCAACAACGTGAACGGCAATCCCCGCTACACGATCAGCATCAAGCAGAACGAGGACAACGAGAAGTACGTCATCGACCTTTACGCCAAGATCGGCTTTCCGTGCAAGGTGGAACGGTCCAGCAAGACCAGGAACCACAACTACACCGTGTACAGCAAGCAGCTGTGGACCTACCTCGCGAAGTTCGGCAAGGGCATCGAGAAGAAGTTCCCGACGGAAGTCCTCTACATGGAACCGGCCTACATGGCCCGCTTCCTCGACGGCTACATGAAGGGCAACTCCCATCTCTCTCACATCGGCGGGAAGGTGAGCCAGGCAATCGGCAGTACCGCCCCGAAGCTGTGCGAGGGCCTGCAGGAGCTCATCCTGAAAGTGCGCGGCGTGCTCGTGCAGTTCATCCAGCGCAAGTCCAAGGGAAACCCCTACTGGATGGCGAACTGGGCAATCGAGACCAAGAAGCGCAACACGGACTACCCGGTGCCGGAGAAGGTCCAGTATGACGGGACCGTGCACTGCCTGGAACTCGACCGCAACCATACCATGCTCGTCCGCAGGAACGGCCTGGCGACCTGGTGCGGGAACTGCTTCCGGGACTTCGTGGACTGGGTCGACGGCGCCGACAGGGACTTCTATGTCATCGGCAACAAGAACTGCGTCAACTACAACGAGGTGTTCCGCAAGCTGCGCTCCGGCAGGATCCAGCTCGGCATCACCTCCCCGGACGAGTTCGGGACGCCGGACGGCGAGACCGAGAAGGTCACCGGCCTTTGTCGGTGGTACACGAACATGTTCGTCCCCCGGACGGAAGACGAGCGAGGCATCTGTCTGCGGGCCACCTACGACCCGGCGAAATACCCCAAGTTCGAGAACTTCGACGCGATCAACGTCGACAGGGTTTCCGACATCCCGAAGGACTACTACGGGGTGATGGGCGTCCCGATTACGTTCTTCGACCATTTCGACCCGAAGCAGTTCGAGGTCCTTGGCCGGAGCGGGGACACCGCGTGGGTATTCGGCGAGTGCGAGTTCTTTACGCCCCCGCCGGAGGAACGGCAGAAGGCGTACAAGGCCTACTACAAGAACTGGCGGGTGCAGAACAGCTACCTGCTCGACGAGAACGGGATGCCGAAGTGCATCTATTACAGAGTTTTCATAAGGAGAAGATGATGAGCGAATACGCATCAATCAGTGAACTTCGCGAACGTCTGGCAAAGCTGCCGAAAATCAACTCGGAAGCCTTCATCCAGGCATGCCGCGAACGCGGCCCCATTGCCCCGTTCGACTTGGAGAACGCGGTGAAGAACAAGATCAAGGAATCCACCGTGTACTACATCTATGTCGGTGCCGGCGGAAAGTTCAGGTTCAAGCCCTACACGCTCAAGCGTGACGAACCGACCTTGAAGTGCGCGAAGAACTGGGCGGACAACCACTGCTTCGACCGCCGCTTCTACCAGGACGAGGAAGAAGCCCGCGCGATGTGCGCCTTCCTCAACGGCAACTGCCCGGACGCGGAAATCGTCCGCACCCGCATCGAGAACACCGTGGGTGCGGCGATGAGCTGGGGGACCGACAACAAGATCGGTGAAATTGACTACGCGACCACCGTTTTGCGCGAAATCTCCAACATCCCCGGGCTCCACCCGGACCTTGTCCGCGCGGCAATCTATGCGGAAAATTTCCTCACTTCCTATCGCGCATACCACGAACAGATGGAGACTGTCGCGAGGGAGGATGAACACGATGTCTGCTGAACTCAGTAAGGCCCTCCACGAGTTCGAGGTCGATTGGTTCGGGTCCCACGGGACCTGTAACGACGCCAACGCCGAGGGCGGATATACGCCGGAATACTATTCCGCAAGGTTCTGGTACTTGAAGGAACGCGGTCTGGAGCTTCCCGATGAAAAGGATTGACCTCGCCGTTGACCGGGTCGTCTCGATATTCGGCCCTCCGCTGGATTTTGTGACCAGCATCGCCCTTCTGTTTCCGACGCTGGCCACGGTTATCGCCCTGTGCGTATGGCCGTTGCTCCTGTGCATATACGGAAACTGCAACGGATGGTTCCCTCCCGGGTTCGCCTACCTGGTTGTCGGCATCCCGTCCACCGTCCTGTGGGTCGCCATCGTGTTCGCCGTCGTCATGCGGATCGGCGGACATCGAGAAAAGCCGGGTGACGGCGTGGAACCTGGCATCTAATTTTGTATTTTTCCTGCAAGGAGATTGCTATGAGCAACAAGAAACAAGAAACATCTGGAATGTCGTTGGCCGCGGATCTGTCCCGCAGGGAATTTTCCAACTGCGTCGGGGACTTTTCCGACTTCATGCGCCATACCTTCAAGAGCCTGGACATCGAGTTCGTGGCGACTACGCGCGACCGCGGTGTGCTCAACGAGCTCTGCCTGGTCTTCGGCCAGTCCTGGCCGGACAACTTCCGCGGGGTCACGTTCTCCTCGGTCAAGGCGAGAGATTTCGAGAAGCTGTGCAACAAGGGGCTTACCGGGGACGGCAGCACCAAGCGCGTCCACTATGAATGGTCCCCGTCCGATCTCGAAAAATGCAGGTTCCTGACCGCGGACATCACTTCGCTGTATTTCAATTCCGGGAAGCTCGACCGCCACAATACCTACGGTTCCGTCACCGGTCTCGGGGCGCTCCTCACCTATGCGACGGACTTCAAGAACGCCGTGTTCCTCTCGAACATCGCCGCCACCTATATCCGTGCCGCGGATGGCCTGCGGAAGGCCTCCAACGGAGAAACGCCAGTCGTCGAAGTAGAGGACAAGAATGCTAAGGTCTCCTGACGAAGCCAAGGTCGAGCGCAAGTTCCGCGGGCGGTGCGTGATGCAGATCGACAAGAAGCACCGCATCGTCTGTAACAAGCTGTTGATGAACGCCTATCCCCAGTGGAAGGGTCGGTTCTTCTGGCACCGGTACAAGTCCTACTCGATAGATACGGCAATGGGTTCGCTCATCCTGTATTCCGTGTTCCAGGACCCGGTGTTCTTCCTCCTGTATGCGGATGCGCTCACGTTTATCCACGCGGCCATCGAGCAGGAGAAGAAAGGCAAGAAGATTGGGGAATACTACTACGAGGAGATATAGGTTCCCGAAAATACAAAAAAGACGCGGTCGCCCGCGTCTTTTCTGTTTTCATGAAGGTTAAAGTTTCGAGATGAACTGGAGCAGCTCCATCTTCATGCCCATCAGCATGTGCTCCGGGATTTCCGCGTGCCCGAACCCGCCCCAGGCCATGTCCTGGGACATCTCGATGAAGCGGTGCAGCTTTTCCGGGATGACCTTGTTGATGATGCCGGCGAGCAGCTTGCAGCGCTCCTCGGTCGTCTTGCTGCCGGTATATTTGAGGTTGACCAGGTCGCAGCACAGGCCGGTCCTGGCATAGTCCAGCGGGGTATAGTTGCCGTCCGGCGGTGTTGCATGCTGTCCCGACCTCAGCAGGTTGCCTTCGAGGGTGAGCCCGTATTGCTTGAGGCGGTCCGGTTCGTTTTTGGCCAGGCGTTCGAGAATATCCAGTTCCCTCGGATCCTCGATTATGATGTTCGCCTTTCCGACGATGCGGGTTAAAATGCCGTCGAACATGATGTTCTCGTTGTAGTCCAGTTCGCTGCGTTCGCTCATTTTGGTTTCTCCAGGTTGAGTTCCTTGCACCACTCTTTGCCGAACCAGTCGGCCACCAGGTGCCTGTGACAGAAGTCCCCCGGCTTCTCGTAGCACAGGAGGACTATCTTCGAATGGGGGACTTTGGTGAGGGCTTCGAGTTCCCTGATGGCGACGCCGCGCTGGCAAATCGGCATCAGGACTTCCTCGTTGAAGCGCTCGATGTAATACTTGTTGTCGCCCTTGTGGCTGCCGTATTTCCACTCCTTGAAGAAACCTTTCTTCGGGGCGAGCTTCGGGTAGCGGAAGCCGCTGAACCACGCGGGCGTGTACAGGGCGATTGACACCGGGGTGTAGCCGAGCGCGATATAGCGGCTGGTCCTGTCGAAATATCCCGTGAACATGTTTACCCAAGCGCTTGCGGGGCGCATGCCGCGTTGCGGCGGGCGTTGTCTTCGTGTATGCCGCGTTCGATTTCTTCGCGGGCCCCGTAGTTGATGAGGTTCTGGAAGAACAGGCCTGCCGCGACAAGGAAGCGGAGACGGCGGTCGTAGAACGTTCCGTCGTCGCTGACTTCGACGAACTTGTTGACGATGTGCTTTTCGGCAAGTTCGGCCTTGACCATCGCCGTGGCCTTCTTTGCGTAGAAGTGCAGGAACCATGCGCGTTGCAGGGCGTCTCTGTCCACGATGTCCGTCTTGATAGGGTGTTGCTTGATCGCCTCGTCGGCTTCGTTGGAGGCGTCTACGTATGTCTGGCAGGGAGCCGGTTCCGAGTAGCTGTCCTCGAAATAGCTGACTATTTCGGAGATGTTGTTCTCGGCCTTGCGCATTTCTTCGATAAGTTCTTTGTTTTCCATGACTGAAATATAGCAAACTGGCCAGCCGGCGTGTTCCGACCGAAATATGGTAGATTTGCTATATTTCAGTAAAAGGAGTTATCATGAAAGGATCCGAACTTGTTGCCGAGATACAGGAACTGATTAAGAAGCATGGCGATTTCGACGTCGCCAGGGCCGTGCGCGAGGAAGGTGCGCTGTATGATACGTTCGAGCCCATCAGCGGTGTGGACGTAGGACAGGAATATAACGCCTACCGCGGGGAGAATGTGGGCCCGAAATACATCGTAATCGGTTAGTTTCTTACGTGGAGCTTACAGAAAACTTATTTAATTCTTATTTCTTCAAAAAGCGGTCAAAAACCCTTTACAGCCGGAAATAAATTTGCTAAACTTATAGTCACAAGGAATACTTATGAACCAGAGAATTACGACAATCATTACGAAGAAGCCCACCGGCTGGATGAAACCAGGCCGCGGTTTCGATGGTATTGATGGAATGATTCAATGTGTTCACCGGTAGTCCAAGTACCCAGTTTTCTGCAGAAGAAAGGGGTCCCGGTGAAAACACCGGGACCCCTTCTGCATTCGCTGGTAAGCGCCGGGAGCCGTCGGACGGACAACTCGAGTAAGGTCGCCCGCTCCTCCCGGCGCCGGGACAGTCAGCACATGTCCCACCCCCTAGCCCTCGGGTGTGACTGGTAGCATCGCAGACTCCAAATCTGCAGGATGGCGTTCGAAGCGTCAGGGGGCTGTTACGCATCTGTAGCTCAGTTGGTAGAGCGCATCCTTGCCATGGATGAGGTCACCGGATCGAAGCCGGCCAGATGCTCGAAATTACGCGCCTATGGTGTATTGGCTGCATCGCTGCCTTCCAAGCAGCGGGATCCGTTTCGACTACGGATAGGCGCTTTAAAATGCTTCTATATGCTAATGGTAGACGAGCGGACTCTTAATCCGTGGGTTCTGGTTCGAGTCCAGATAGGAGCACTAACATTCCGGCGTAGCTCAGTTGGTAGAGCGGCCCCTTCATACGGGGTTGGTCGCAGGTTCGAGCCCTGCCACCGGGACTAACAATCAACTTCGATGCGTGGTGTAATTGGTTAGCACGCCGCTCTGATAAGGCGGTAGTTGTTGGTTCGAGTCCAGCCGTATCGACTAAGGAGTAAGAATATGAACAGACGAAAACGTAATACCTCGCGAATTTGATTCACGGGTGTGGCGAAATTGGTATCGCAATAGACTTTTAATCTATGGGCTGCGGGTTCGATCCCCGTCACCCGTATAACTGGGGCCATAGTTCAGTTGGATAGAACGCCGGCTTGTCACGCCGGAAATCGCGGGTTCGAGCCCCGCTGGTCCCGCTACGGTGCCGTAGCTCAGTTGGACAGAGCAGCCGTCTTCTAAACGGCCGGTCGAATGTTCGACTCATTCCGGCATCACGCTTTTTTCGGCGTATAGCGCAGTTGGTAGCGCACATGCTTCGGGAGCATGGGGTCGCTGGTTCGAGTCCAGCTACGCCGACTAGACTTTCCGGGGTGTAGCTCAGATGGTAGAGCGCCTGCTTTGGGAGCAGGATGTCGCAGGTTCGAGCCCTGCTACCCCGATATGCCGTCGTAGCTCAGTTGGTAGAGCAGCGCACCTGTAATGCGCCGGTCGCTGGTTCGAGGCCGGCCGACGGCTTATGCCGGGTTAGCTCAGTGGTAGAGCAGGGCTTTCGTAAAGCTCAGGTCGCAGGTTCGAGCCCTGCACCCGGCTCTCGCTTTTTGCTATATTTCAAGCATGAAGCAATCCGAATTTACCAGACTACTTGACTGTTTCGTCGTGCACGAAGGTTCGCACGACAAGAAACCCCTCGAAGACTACTGCCATACCGGCCTCCTCGTTGACGCCAAGGGCGACCCGAATGCCGAAATCAAGCATGTCGTCACCGGCGTCAGCCTCCGCAAGGAACTCATCCTCCGCGCAATCGAACAGAAGGCCGACGCAATCATCGTCCATCACCCGAACGGCTTCTGGAAATCCGAGAAGGACAAGCGCCTCATCGGTACCCACGGCGAATACATGCGCCTCCTCATCCAGAACGGCATCAGCCTCTACGGCTACCACCTCCACCTCGACCGTCATTTCCTGGTGGGCAACAACTATACCATTGGCCGTCTCATCCAGTTCGAGGATCCGCAGAGACGCATGACTTTCACTACGTTCCTCGACGGCATCGGCGTCATGTTCGACGGCTGCCCGGCAAAGGAAACGATCGACAACGTGTTCCCGAACGGCTGGAACGTGGCGGGCGACCCGGAAATGGTGCAGCGCCTGACCGACACGTCCGTTGACAAGAAGTTCGCCGTATGTTCCGGCAGCTGCGGTCCGTCCGGTCTCGAAGAGGCCAAGATGCTCGGCGCCGACGTGCTCGTCACCGGAGAAATCCGCGAATCCATGCCGATCTACGCCGAAGAGCACGGCATGGCGATTATCTACGCCGGCCACCACCGTTCCGAAATCTTCTGTGTCCAGTTCCTCGCCGACTACATCATGGGCGCCGGCCAGTTCGAGGGCATGGCGGACGACCGTTTCAAGGGCGTCACCGCGGAATTCATCGACATCGACAATCCTGTATAATGACCGAAGAACAGTTCATCTCCATCCTCCCGCTGTTCCGCGGGACGCCCAAGCAGGTAAAGGCTGCGCTTGCGCCATACCCGGAAATCCACCGTATCGACATCGGCGTGATTCGCAAGATTCTGGGTTACACCGGCGAGCCGACCAAGACCAACGGGACGCCCGAAGTCCTTGCCGAGATGGTGGACAGGTACCGCAACGGGGAGGGGACGCTGCGCGGCCTCGCCGTCGAGTACCACGTCGCGCCCAAGACGTTCCAGCGGGCCTTGCACAAGGCGGGGTTCGACACCTCCAGGCAGGATACGTGGACCACCATAAAGGAAAAGCGCTTCCTGAAATACATTTCCGACGGGATGAGCTATACCGCGATCGCAAAACTGTTCAACATTAGCGTCTCGGCGGTGTCCCAGAAGGCCCACCGTCTCGGGGTTCCCAATGTCAAGCCGGGCCATCCCTGCAAGTTCAAGGGTGTGCGGCTGAGCAAGAAATAACTATTCACTCTCTAACGGGCTGCTCGGAAGGCAGCAAAGGATAACAAAATGGATATTCAGCTCCAAAAGCACAACGAAAAGGTTCCTGACAGCATCATGGAACATGTCCGCCGGGTCCCGACAAAGAACCTTTCCGAGCTCAACGCGGAACTCGCTCCGCTCGGCTTCGCCGCAATCGAAGTCGTCCAGGGCAAGGTTGACTGGAAGAACGACACCACCCCGTATCCGAAGCCGGACCACTACATGGAAATCTTCGAAATCCATGACTATGTTGACCGCATGGTCGGCATCGCGCTCGAAAAGCCGGACGACGCCCGCGACCTTGTCACCAAGCTCCGCGGACTTCGCGAAACGCTCAAAAGCTGGGGTGCGAACGAAGGGGTCATCCGTTATGCACTTCCTTCCGCATGCAGGGAACGCGTCGCAAGCGATGCCGGCTTCATCAACAATATCACGGTCAAGGACATCCTGGCCAAGATTGAAGAGCTCCGCAAGGTCGCGGTACAGCTCCGCGCTCTCGACGGCGTGAAGGCTGCCGATGAAATGGCGTTAAAGTTCGCCGGCAAGTGGATCAAGCTCCATGAAAACTGCTATGGCAAGGTAAAGGACGTGGTGTCGTGCAACAACGACACTTTCGCCCAGGTTACCGGCGAAAAGTATGGCGTCGAACTCGATCTCGTTGTCGAACGGAGCAATACGGACAATTATCTCTCCCTCGACGACAAGAACGACATGGCATATCCGGTCCGCCTTGAAGATGCAGTGGAAGTCGCCCCGCACGACGTCCGCCAGATGGTGTGGGAATGGGAATCCCGTTTCGACCAGCACCGCAAGGATTTCCGCGACAAGTTCGATGCGGCCTGCGTGGGGAGGTAGTCATGCTTAAGTCGAAGCTCGGCGTCATGGACACGCAGTCCGGCGAAATCAAGTGGACCGGCGAGCAGGACGTCGCGGAAACGGTCGAGTTCCTGGTCGAGAAGGGCGAGATGAAGGCTACATTCTGGCCCGACAAGGGTCCGATGTCGTCGGTCAAGGAGTTGCTTGACGCCTTGAAACCGTTGCGCGAACGCGTCCTTTCCCCGCGAGGGACGATCGAAGTCCTTACCAAGGGCAAGATGACGTGCTACAAGTACGGCGTCCCCCGCAAGGAAGACGGCAGGGAAGTGCAGGACCTGACCATGACGGTGATTACGGGCAAGGTGGTAATCAGTGTCGGGGACCGCATCCGCCCGATCCGCGCAATCGAAAAGAAACAATTAAAGGCCGCCATGCGGCAAAGGATAGCAAGGAGAGAACCATGCTTAAGAATACCATTATCATCTGTGCGCTAGTCGCAGCATCGGCATTTGCCGACCTTTGTGCCGATTTCGTCGTGGTCAACATCGCCACGAACGATACGACCCTCCACTTCTCCCAGAAGGGCCTCAACAAGGGCGACGTTACCAACGGCGACTGCCATTACGAAACCGACTGGTTCGGTAGCGGCGTGCAGTGGCGATGCGAGAACATGTACCTTATCAAGGACGGCCAGTCCCTCTACATCCCCAAGCGCAACGGGGAGTTCTCGCAGAAGCAGTTCACGTTCGCCTGCGAAAGCATCTGGTAGGACTTATCCGATAGAGAGAGAAACAACAAGCCCCGGCTTCTGCCGGGGCTTTCATGTTATTTGACGCGCTTGATGAACTTTTCCTCGTATTTGTCGAGCAGTGCCCGTTTCTTGTCGTCGATGGGGTAGCGTTCGCAGCCCTTGGGCTTCATGAACCTGACCAACGCGCGGATGAAATCGGGCGTCACCGTCTCGTAGTGCCTGAACGGGGATTTGAACCTATCCAGGAGCCTCTCGAAGGCGTCCACGGTATACTTGCTGTCCTCGGAAGCGGCTTTCCATACAGTCTGCATTTCCCCGAGGACGTTGTTGGTGTCGTGGTAGCCGTACATGAAGCCGAGGTCTTTCAGCTTGCCTTCGTAGGGGTCGTCGAGTTCGCAGTTGGTGTCGTTGACGATATAGCGGACGCAGTCGCGGTATTTCCCCTTCGTGTCAAACGCAATGCCATGGATTTCGACGAACTCGATACTCCTGACGCGGATGGTGTGGTCCTCGCGGTCAATCTCGACGTCCGGGAAGAAGTTCTCTCCCCACCCGTCAGAAATCTGTCCGTCGAGGTAGTCCACGACTTCCTGGGTGAACGTGTAGAAGTTCGCCATCTCGTCCGCGGTGACGGTGAAGCATACGTAGAGCTTCTTGTCGCGGGCGCTGACGTGGGTCGTGATTTCCCTGATTACGTTGCCCTTGCTGGTGTCCCCCTCGTGGAGGCAGTCGGCGAGCGAGGGTGCGCAGGAGAACGCGATGACTTCCTTGTCGCATTCGAGCTCCTCGATTATTTCGAGCAGTTTCCAGTGGGGCGGGTCGATTTCATCGTCGTCGGACCTGCGGGTGAACGTGAGCGGGGCGAAAAATTTGAGTTGGTGCTGTATCATTGTAAAACCTCTGCAATAAAATATAGCAAACTCGCGCATTTTGCTATATTTCATGACATGGATATTTACTTAATTACGGCGAGTGCGCACTGATGCTCGAACCGGCATGAGGCATATATGGAAGCACACAACATTCTTGTCACTGTCCATGGCCATGAATACAGCGTCAAGCAGAAAAACGGTGGTTGGTGCGTATTTCCGACCCCGTTGCATGCGGACGATGAAATCGAAGTCCTGCGCAAGGCCAACCGGACGGTCAACGGCTATTACGAATCCCTCCAGGGTTCCATCATTTACATGGAAGGACTTGGCTCGGCAACCCGCATCACGATGCAGGTCGCCAAGCTGATCGGGGATTTCCTTGCCAACATCGTCATCGACGAGGACCCGACCCGGTCCGGGTACGACACTGCATATTCCCCGAAAATCGTGTTCCATAATCGGGACGAGTTCGAAATTATCAGGAAGCGCCCCAATGCCGCTGCCCCGCTGGGCCTGCGGGCGCTCTTTACGCCCACCGAGAGCACGATGTTCCCGAACGGCAAGCCGGGATGGAACATCACTATCGACACGGGGACCGGGGCAAAGGCCGCGGACCGGCTGCATGCGTGGCTCCCGTCTTCCGACCCGGCGGTGGGCCGGCTTATCGACTATATCAACCGTTATACGCGAATGGAGAGATAACCATGGCATCTACAGAAGAAATGCACGCAGAATATGTCGCCCAGGCGGCAAAGAACATCAACTTCGAGTTCATCCCGGCAATGCTCAGCAGGCCGGTAGACAAGACCACGAATGTACCGGAACTGCACTGGGAGCAGGACATGAGCGAGTTCCCGTCGGACGATCCACGTGCAATGGGCTACCATATCGGCAAGTTCCATGCAAAGTTCGTCCGCAAGTTCAGCGATGTCAACAAGTCGCACATTGAACTGGTCCTCGTGTTCGAGGAAAACACCTTCGAAGGCTTCCTGCACCCGGACTACCAGGTAATCATCAACATGGAAACGGACGCGTTCACCAAGTATCGCGTCACCTACAACCCGAAGACCGAAAAGCTGGAACTCGAACGTCTCGCCGAGAACGTCACCGTCGAGCTGCATAGCGTGGCCGAGATGAAACGCCTTCTGGCCAACATCCCGGACGACTACCACATCGGTGTCACCATCGGCGGCATCAATCTGCCGTGCGAAGTGACCGGCATCAAGGTGAACCCGAAAATGAAGCGGGTCATGCTCATTTACGGAACACCATAGGAGAAATCACATGGCTAATGAACAACCCTGGATCACAATGGACCAGTTCGACGCGATATGCACCCATTACGGGCTGTCGCTCAGGTGTTTTGACGGGGAGCATCCCCAGTGGATGTCGTCCGGCGTCATAGTGTCCCCCGTCATCGAGGGCGGGGAGGCTACGTTCTGCACGTTCGACGCGGCCAACGACATGTTCCACGAACCGCACGTAAGTTTCTACAACGCGCTCTTGAAGGAGAACGCTACCGGCAAGTACATGACGAACGACATCTGTCTCGGCGGGTGCCCCACCTGCATCGAGAACATGGAAGACCTTTCCCGCGCCTGCTGCACCGTCATGAAGCGCATCAAGTGGTTGGAGGAACACCCGGACTTCCGCCCGAAGGCTATCCAGATCTACGAATACGAGCGCATGAAGGTGAAAACCAAGGTTTCCGACCTCATGGCAGGCGAGGAAATCTGCGTGGGCTTCCATGACGAGATTCCGTTCCGCGTAATCAACATCAGGCCGGTTGATGACCAGAAGAAACAGGTGGAAGTCGAAATTGAAAGGCTGTTCACCGGAGAGCGCGAGAAGGTCCGCGTGTCCCCGGAGGCATCCGTAACCGCAATGAGGAGAGCATGGAAGAACGAAAATTCGTAATCGGCGATGACCAGGAGCTTATCGCCCGCGGGAAGCAAATCTGGGAAGACGCCAAGAAGGCGCCGCTCGAAAACAAGGAGGAAGGCAAGGATGTCGTGGGTGAAGGCGACCCGAGGCTGATTGCCCGCTATCTCGCATTTTCCGCATTATCGTGCAACTGGGAAGGACAGGTTCTGAACGGACTGTTCGGCATATTCCGTCATCTCTGCAAGCCGGCAGACGACCTGGTCCATGCGCGTCTCGACAAGATCGGGGACAGGCATGACGATGGCAGGTACTGGGACCATGCGTTTTGGATGATGGCCTTCTGCGAGGACAACTGGCCGGCTATCCAGGCGGACTGGAACCGTCGCCAGGCGGAAGAAAAGAAGAAGCGGGAAGCCAACGCCGCGAAATGCAGGGAATACAACGAAAAGTATGTCCGCTACATCATCAAGCCGTCCAAGCTGACCGGCGAGTATTACGCAAGCCGGTTATGTACCGAAAAGAAGACTGACGCGGAAGTCAACGAAATTATTGCGGAGTCCCATGACCGTAAGCTCTACAAGAACCGCGCCGAGGCCGAACAGGCCTGCAAGGAGGCCATGGATGCCGAGCGCAACCCGCGCATGATTGGCGCCCGTATCGACACCTATGTCGGCCATGCCATCAAGGACCCGCATAACGCGAAGTTCCGCGAAGACAATATTGCCAAGCTCAAGAAGATGATGGGGCGGAACAAGGACGCCGATGCAGCAATCGAGAAGTCGCTCGTCTATATCAACGCCTTTGTTGAATATTACACGACGCTCGAAGCAATCAACCCGGAACTGGAATCGGTCGATTCATGCAGCGGGCTCCGTCATGACGACAACACGCCGTTTGAAGACGATTTCGACTGACGGGGGCAACATGCAGCAACCAGTCCTTGACCAGATTGTGGGGTGCCCGCGGTTTACCGAGATGCTCAATTCAGATGCCGCCAAGAAGATTGTGCCTGTCAAGCCCCAGGCAGGCGATGCGGGTCTCGCGAAGGCGCTCCGTGACATCAATTCGCAGAACCCGTGGGAGACGGCAACACGGTTTTCCAGAGGTGAAAAATGACACCAGCAGACTGTTTCGGACAGAGATACTTGGCAGCCGATCCCGGGTTTCCGGCTAAGTTCGAGTTCAGACCGAAGAACGTCGAGAGCACCCCCTGGCTGCAGAACGCGAACTGCGTTTACCGGCTCTTCAAGGTATATCCGTCCTGCAAGTGGCTGGTCGGGTATTACGAGACGCTCGGCGAGGCCAAGCGGGAGACTTTATATCTTGACCGGTTCGAAAGCGAACCTGTCGAGATTTCATACGAGGCCGAGGAAATCCCCCTCCAGCTGGTGCCGGAGGAAGTCAGGAACCGCTGGAAACGAGAGGCGGAGGAAGCCCGGTTGGCCGAAGAACGGGCAAAGAGGCCATATCCGATTCCCCTGGTGCGCCAGGGTTGGCCGAAACTGTCACTGACACCGCCCAGTGCCAAGGAACTGATTGCCGAGGCAAACCGGTGGGCGCAATCGCGCTCCATCAAGAAACCACAAGGGAGACCCATCTAATGGACATGCTGAAATTCGTGAAGTCGATCGTGGAACAGGGCGGCTATGTCCTCCCCAAGCATCTCGCCGACTACTATAAGGACGCGTACAATCCGTCATCTAGGTCCGATTTCAATATTACTGAGCGCGGTGAATATATTGGCGGCGTATCGTTTGCTTTCATAGACCGGCCCTATGTCATGTTCAATTTCCACCTGATACATAACGTTGACTATTCGTGCGACGAGAAAATCAGGAATGTCTTTGCGGGCGAACCGACATTATTCAACGCGCATATCAATGGCGCTTCGGTCTATACCAACTACATGCTGGTGAAGGAAAAGTACCTGGATTTCATCGCGCTGGGAAAGAAATACTATAACATCGACTATCCCGATACGCCGGAGGCGAAACTGGCAATGCTTCGACGGCGCGGTGGCAGGCCGTTTGACAAGAAACTGCAGGCCGTTTACAAGAAGCGCAAGAAGGAAGCCGTCGCGATTGTCGAGGACTTCATGAAGTCCTTCTACAAGCGCTACCCCTACATGGTGGAATATGACCGCAGGTGGTCTAAGATGAGCGGTTCCGACCGTTTCCACTACCTCATGCGTGATACCGCCCTCCTCAACGAGATGGGGCTTAAGTTCAACGACGGCGAAAAATACAGCATCCACATGTTCAGCAGGATTACGAAATGAAAGACGTTACACCCATGACCATTTTCGGCAAGGAGTTCCAGGTATATACCGGCTCCTGCTGCTCCGCCGGATCCGCGAAGCGCACGCTGTATGTCGAGGTTACCGACATGTGCAACGCGAAGTGCGGCTTCTGTTCCCTTGCCAAGACAGGCGGCGCCAAGAAGCGCAACGTCCTGGATCCGGGCGTGCTGTGGCTCTGCCTCGACGAGCTGGTGAAGGCCGGCGCAATCGACCGCGTGTCCCTCACCGGCGGGGAACCCCTTCTCCCGGGTAACGACAGGCTCTATGGGCTGTTCGACACGCTCGAGCAGAGCGGCATCGACTACTACGCGCTGACCACGAACGGGACGTTCCTGGAACGGTCCCTTCCCGTCCTCGATAAACGCCCGAAGCTGAAATACGTGAACGTCAGCCGTCACAGCTTCAGCAACGCGCAGAACCGGGAGATTTTCGGGACCGACGTCCCGGACATCATCGACGTGGGGAGGCTGTTCTCGATGCTCGACAACGGGAAGCGCAAGTTCCGGCTCAACTGCACGATCACGAACGACATTTCCCGAGTGTGGCTCGACAACTACCTGAACATCGCCATGAAGCACGGCATCGACAACTTCCTGTTCCGCGCGGAGTATTTCGGCGGTGCGCCGAGGCATATCAAGGACATGTTCGGGTCGATGCTTGGCGGATTAAAGGAGTCTACCAAGTGCCGGTGCTTCTACGGGTTCATCGGCGGGGCCAAGGTGGAGTTCCGCGCGGTGGATGCCCGCAGGGAGTTCGAGATCGAGCTTGAGCATAAATACATCCGCAACTTTGTCCTGCACAGCGACGGTAAGTTGCGCGGAGGGTGGTCCGACGAGGCCGTCCTCATTGCCGACCTGTCTGTTTAGAAAATTTTACAGTCGATTTTTAAAAATTAGTATCAATTTTTGAAATCCGAAACCTAATTTTATAAGGTAAACATGTTCCAGACAGAACCGAGGCATCTATGTATAGGCGCAATCCTGACCTCCGTGGCGAGGGAGAAGAGATCCGGCTCGAACCGGCCCAGTTGCTCGAAATCGAGAAGTGCAAACACAACCCGAGATACTTCCTCGAAAACTACTTCTACATCCATTCCGTGCTCGGCGCGGTAAAGTTCCCCCTCCGGCCCAGGCAGGTGCAGGAACTCGACGCGATCCGCGACAACAAGCTGATCAAGGGGGACTGGTATCGCCAGGCCGGCTTCACCACCCTCGTCCTCGGCTACATGCTGTGGGCCTGCATGTTCCGCCCGAAATACGCGGCGCTCTACATGATGCCCAAGCGCAAGGCCGCGGAAGGCTATTTCAGGTCCATCGTCCGGGAGATGTACCTGCGCATCCCATACTGGATGCAGCCCGGCGTTACCGTGTGGACTGCGAATAAAATACGGTTCTGCAACGGGAGCGTATTCTGCGCCCGTGCGGAGCTGGAAAAGAACACCCGCGGCATCGGGTGGGACTTCCTGTTCCTCGACGACTTCGGCTGCCTGACGGACAGGGCGATGCGCGATTTCACCAATGTAGTGTTCCCCGGCTACGAAGCACGCGCAAGGGCGAAACTTGTCCTCGGCGGTGCGCACCGTTTCGGCAGGCAGCGGCCCGCGAACCTCACGTTCTGGGAGAACTGCACGATCCCGTTCCACGTGTCCGAGCATACATGGAAGGACGACCCGCGTTATGACAATAGCTGGGCGTTCAAAGAACGCCAGCGTATCGGGGATTTTGCGTTCCGGCAACGCTACGAGGGCGAGATTTTCGTCTCGATACCGTCCAGCCAGCACCAGCGTTCCCGCGGGATAGAATGGATCCCGACTTCGGAACGGCTCCCGGAAAGCGGTGCCCGTGTCCTCGTCACCGTTGACTACTCCGGCAGGGAGACCTGTTCGGCGATATTCTACGGGAACAAGGATAACCCGCAATGGGACGACGGGACCGGCGAATACTACTATGACCATCAAAACGTTCTCGCATGGGCAGAACGCCCGGAACCGTACAGGGGGTAAACATGCTGATTAGCCACGGAACCCCGTCCGAAGTGCCGGACACGTCAGAAACGAGAGAATCGTTTGAGCCTTTATTCAAGGAAGTGCGCGACGAGATTGACAAGGAAACATTAACCGCCATGGAGCAATATCATGCCAAACATTGCAAGGAAACGCGAGCGCAAGCGCGTGAAGAAGCTGCGCAGGATTGAAAAGGCCAGGAAGGCATGGAACCGCCTGCTCAACATCAGGGCCAAGTGGCCGGAAGGGATGGACGCGCTGATGAACGCCGCGTGGGACCCGCAGATGTCCCTGCTGTATCATGACATCCCGGGGGAGATTAGGGATTGAGACAGTTCGACTATGACAAATATCTTGAAATCATGCTCGGCGGTCTCCGGTATGACGAGGCGCACATGCGCAACGAAACTGAGCTCGCGATCGGTTCCGGCAAGGATGACCACGCGATTGCTACCGAGATGGTTTCCCGGCTCAAAGATGCCGGTTACGAGGCATGGGTCCGGGCGGACCATTATCCTATAACTAAGGACTATCTCTACGTTGTCGTGGCGAAGTGCAAATATCCGAACCATTTCGACCGGCTCGACAAGGATATGTATGCGCTGCTTGATACCCGTAACGGCGAGATAGTGAGCATCCCCGACCACGGGCGCCTGACATACGCCATATTCCCTACGTTGGAGGATGCGCTCGGCAAGAACGGCATGAAGCATGACGAGATTGTCCGACACCGGGGCGCGGAGAACATCAGGCTTATTACATTGAAGATGGACCAGGACATAACGAAAAAGGCCGGGAACTAATCCCGGTCTTTTATTTTTGTCGCCTCTTATTTGTCTTCCTGCGACTTCTCGTCGGTTATATCTTCGCACGAGAAATTTTTGTAGATTTTGTCCCGGTACGGGTCTTTCCCGCCGTTCAGGGCCTTGTATTTCTCGTAATCGAAGCCAGATTCGTCGATATACTTCTTTATCAGTTCGACACACTTGGTGAATACCGGCCTGCGTAAATACGAAATGGGTCTATTTATCAACCACGCATTTCCTTCAGTCCAGTCTTTATTGTGTGTAACGTCATTAAGCATGCTGATCTGGCCATAAAAATTCTTAAGGCTCCATTCATGGCGCGGCATGGCAACCGTCCACACAGGGATGTCCTTGTACGTGGCAACATACTGACGGTTATTCCAGTAGCCGCAGTTAGTTGCGTATACGCCGTCGCCACGATAGATGAGGATACGCAAGCCCATCTTCCTGGACCAATTTATATAGTCATCCAGGTCGGGAATATCTTCGGTGTCCCAGCTTTTATATCCCAGTTTCTCTGTCTCGTCGTAGGTAAACTGGTCCAGTCCGTGCGACAAGAATTGATGTTCCGATTTCGGGTATATCCTATCCAGCATTTGCCGCTCCATACTTAATGTCTTCGTTCATGATGCACTTGACTCGTTTGGCCAAGTCATCTATGGTTTCGTGTTCAAAATCACACAGCGTACTCCAACCGCCGAGACCGCAACCGCTGAGCACGTAAGGTTTTACCGAATGCTTCTTGACTACATGGACAGCATACGTCGACAATGTCGGAGTTTTCAGCTTCCATAGATAGTCGTCTCGCGAACGGTCGTCTCCTACGTCGTGGACCTCTTTGAGAATTTCGCTATGCAGCGCCGGGAACACGTCGCGTATTCGCTGAACCTCTTCGTCAGTGAACCTTATTTGGCGGAGCAATATTGATTTCGGGTTGTTCAGGATTAGGTAGACGTTGAGCCGTTCGTCTTCTACGGCGTTCACGGCGTCGATCGCTTGCTGAAGACGGCCCGGGTCGAACTCGTCCGGCTTCTCGGCTACTGCATCCTGCATCGCCTTAATGACATTCTCGCGAAGCCGCTTAATACGGTCAGTCTCTTTCTGTTCCATAACTGCTCCCTTATTTGCCTTCCCGCATCGCAAGCAGGTTCTGTTCCCTGATTTCCGGCGGGACGTCCTCCGGGTGGAACGGTTGGACGATGATGCCCGCCTGGTCGAGCTGGCCACGGATATGCGACTGCTTGGGGAACAGTGCGGACAGCATATCCTGTGCCTGCTTCTTGCTCATGCCGCGGATTACTTCGACCTGGCTCTCGACACATTCCAGGACCATGTGCTTGCTTACGTTGGGGTCGGCAAGCTCGAACTGGTGGACGATGGACAGCTTGCCGTCCTGGCCTTTTGACACCTTGTAAACGTATTTGGGGTTCTGCCGGGCGACAGCTTTCAAGAAATTCTGACAGTGTTCCAGGGACATGTCGTCGGTGAACCCCGAGAACACGATGGAGTTAAGCAGTTTGCGTATCGGTTGCACTGGAAGCCTCCTTCGACGTGTTGATGATGGTCGGGGGAACCTTGTCTTCGCGGTAAACGGCATGGAGCAATGTATCTACCTTGCCGTTTACGCAGATGTCGAAACCGCACTGCTTCAACGCGCTGATGATGTCGGTTGCCACGATGCTGTTCTGGCAGGTCGTGCCGTTCTTGTTCAGGCAGATGATGTACCGGTATTCGGTGAAGTCGTCCGGCTTGCGGGTCGGTTCTGAATACAGGAGCAGGAGTTGCGTATTGCTCGGGCCCGGAATTGCCATGTCGAAATCGGCATACTTGAGGGCCTCGTCAACGTTCGGAGCGGTGACCCTGAACTGGTTGTAAATGCCGTCTTTCCTGAGCAGGACGATGTATTCTCGTGTGGTGGTTTCACTCATTGGTGTGTCTCCTTAATAGTTTTATGGTTTGATAACCCTGATATATCGGACGTTGACCGCGTTCCTGATTGTGCTGCCATCCTGGCAGTGCACGATGGACGCGTGGGGGTTGCTCCGGTAAAGGTCGATTGTCTGGTGGGTGCCGATGCACCGGTGGCCGTCAACTTCCAGTTCATAGACCGGAAGACGGGCGGGATCGTTGGAAATGATTATCAGGGCGATTATTCCTATGCCCAACATAATCACGACGGTTGCCACGATGTTGAGTTCATGGTCGCGCAGCCATTGCTTGACTTTCCCTGGTTTCTCCGGGACACAGTCAGGCAAGCCTGGCGTCATGAGGTATGGGTGCTGGAACGGCATAGACTAATCGTTCGCCTCGACAATGCCTTCGACTGCTTCGTTGAGCTGCTGGATGTCGTTCGGATCCAGCTTGCCGAGCTTCCTGTCGAAGCGGATGTAGCTGTTGATGTTGTTGACGAACTTGGAGACGCTCATTTTCCCGTCCTTGGCGTGCGCCTTGTTGCGGAGTTCCAGCGCGTCGGCGAGGATCTTGCGGCCCTGGCCTTTCGGGTCCGTGACGGAAAGCCGCGGGACGATGCGGTATTCGACGAGTTCCCCGTCCTTGGGTTCGTCGAACCCGATTACGGTATGCTCCGGGTTGCCCTGGGTATCTGTATAGAGGTAGATGGCCAGATCGTCGATGCTGCATTTGTCCTGCCGGATGAGGATGCTGGTGCCACGGAGTACCGCCCTGCGGTGGATGCTGTCAACCATTTCGGGTTCGACGGAACGCACGAACATGGCCATGCACTCCCCGTCCGGTGCCGGCTTTCCCGACATGACGACCTTGTTGATTAGCAGCTTGTCCAGGGTTTCCTGCAAGCCGCCGAGCCCTTCTGCGCGGACGCAGGCTTCTGCCTTAACAAGTTCCTGGTTAAGCGTGGCAATCTGGTCCTTGATGTTCTGGACGTCTTCTGCGGTATATTTCTTTTCTTCGGCCATAATGTGGTCCTCCGGCATGAAATATAGCAAAAGTGCTACTTTGCCAGCGCCTTCCAGTCCACCCACTCGCTCTCGTCGCGGTTGTACCGGTTGTTGTGGAACTTGTGAGCGACGGTGATGTTGTAGTTGGACGGGTCCTTGCTGGCCTTGACGGCAGCGGCGACCGCGGCTTCCTGGTTATCGAACGTTTCGGACCAGCTGTCTACCAGGCCACCGACGTCGGGGAAATCGTATTCGAGGACATACTTGTGGTTGGTGTAGCGGGATGCCCGGACCTTGTTGGAGTATTCATCGTATTCTTCGTAGAATTTGCCCTTGCTGCCGGGGTGGAAGATGCTCTTCCATGCCTCGTAGGGGAGCCTGGTATATTTGCGGTCGCTGAAAATGTCCGGGTAGTGGTGCCCGCACACGCCTTCCTTGGCCTGTTCGGTGCTGAAAACAAACCAGCCCTCATGATTGGGCTCTACGCCGCATCCGGGATTCCAGAAGCAGCAGACTGTGGTGTCGTTCACGTAGTAACGGTTACTGCACTTGGCGCAGCAGCATTTCTTATCCATTCTCGATCCCCTTGGATTGCGACGTGTCCCATGGACACGGGACAACCGTATCAAGCCGTTTGTGGTCTGCCCCAATCCGGTATGCCGTTATGCGCAGGTCTTTGAGCTTGGTCTTGTCATTGGTGGAGTAGAACCGGTCACCATACCATTTTTCCAGCTTGATGCCGGTTCCTTCCAGGTTGACTTCATATACGACATCGTGGTCCCAGTCCACACGCTTTTTGTATTCATCGAATAGCGCACGGTGGAGTAGGCGCCAGTCGCTGAGGGGCGTATTGCCATCATTGAATACGAGGCCGCTGACGATATAAACCTTTTTAATTCTTCCCATGCTACTCAGCTCCTATTGTAAAAGGCGTTGAGTCGTTTCTGATATTCTTCCATCATCTTAGGTTCGCGTTTCTTCTGGCGTCGTAAACGGGCCAATCCGTTCTTGCGTTCCCTCCTGACGGTTTCGATTGTAGTCTTTTTCGGGTCGTGACAGAACTGTTTCAGCATGTCGAGAAACTTTTCCACGTCATATCCGCTCCAGAGCAACTTCTCGTTCTTGAACACTTCGCCTGATTGCAGCAGCATCAGCATATCCCCCGGATCCTCCTGGGTACGGTCGGGCGCGACGGACGGGTACATGTCGGCATATCCCAGCTTCCCGAAGGTAGCCGTCACGGTCCCGTCACCGGGGATGTCCAGTTCGCAGTCGGGGAAGAACGCCCTGCACATGATGCAGAAGCGCTGGACAAGGAACGGGGTGTCTAGTGGCTGGTATGGCATTACTTCACCTCCTTGCACTTGATCTTGCCGATGGCCGGAAAATAGTGGACGTATGTGTTCTTTCTGTTCGTTTCTTCATTATGGAACGCGAAATTATCCACCTCGCATTCTAGCGTCTTTACGGGAACCTGTATCTCGATGCACTGGGCCTTGAATGCGACCCTCGGCTTCTGGATTTGGGCTCGGACGGCCTCGCATTGTTCCCGCGTGGCGAATTGCAGGTCCGCGGTCACCGTATATCCGGTGAAGATGAAAAGGGCGAACATGGTGCTAAACATTGGATGCCTCCTTGCCCGGGTGTGGGACGATTTTAAAGACGTAGGGGCACATGATTACGGTGTCCTTCGGGATGCTGTCGCAGAGGTTCTTGAGGCCTTGCTTGATGTCCCCGTTTGCGCCCGGGAGCGGCTTGATGTCGATTGCTGACATAGTTACCTCACCATTCAAAGTGCATCGCCTTGATCCAGTCCTTGATGCAGGCCATCATCGGGCGTTTCTTGTATATTCCGGTCGCCTTGTATGCGTATATGCTGCCGTCCCAGCACATGTCCTCGGTGTCCGCGCCGTCCGGTGCAGCTGCCTTGATGTAGTCGATGCTTTCCGGGTTGTAGAGGAAGTCCATGAAGCGTTCCATGAACGTCTTCTCGTCCGTCTTGAGCTGGCCGAGCATGCACTCGAACGGCCAGTGCGAGCGCGGCGCCTCGGCCAGGTTCGGAATCGGCCTGAACTTCTCGTGCCAGAAGTGGTCGGTAAACATGGCGAACGCGTCGCGGAAGCTGATGTTGCTGGTCTCGGTCACATCGTATTGGCCGTCCGCAAACTGCTGCTTGTAGCTGAACGGGAACTCGTACCACGGGACGCGCTTGCGGGTCTCGTCCAGTTCCTGCTGCTTCTTGATCAGGCGTTTGGTCTTTTCCTTGGTGATGGCGCCGTTCACGTAGGCTTCCGCCTCCTGGAGGAGTTCCGGGTGGCACTCTTCGATGAATTTCCTATACTTGCTCATTTGCGGTCTCCGCCATGGTGAATGTTACGTTGAGCCGTTCGTTGCAGTGGGTGCAGTAGACGGCGAACTGGGGGAACTTTTTCAGCTCGGACACCGGCTTGGTGAAGGTGTTGTTGGTCCCGCATTTGCACTGCCAGTCCACCTGGTATTCGTCGTCGCGGAACATGTGGGGGATGCGCTTCCAGTAGCCCTTGGGGGCGCCCGGGTGGACGATTGCGTGCCGCGTCGGCTGTTTGGGTGGCTCCACGTCCAGACAGTCGGGCGGGACGGCCACCACGCTGCACATGCTGGTGTCAAAGCCTTCTGCCTTCAGCCGTGCCATGCCTTCTGGATCCGGCTCGAACTTTATTGCTTCTGCCATGCGGAGTCCCCCTGGGTGCAGGTTTCCGGCAGCTTGCCGGTGCTGACGGTGAAGTTGCTCAGCGCATAGACGGTCGGGCCGTTCTGGCAGATGACCTTGTAGCTGTAGGAGCGGTCATGCCAGTAGGTGTCGAGACGGCCCTTGCACGAGCCACCAGGCCACGAGACCAGGACTGGCTGGTCGCTTTCGGTGTAACGGTTGGGAGAGCTGTTGCATTCGCAACCGAACAGGACGAATGTCAACAATACAAGTAGGAGTTTTTTCATGGGATTGTTCCTTTTGATGAAATATAGCTAAAAGTTCTTGATTTCGTCATAAAGCCCGGTGAAAAGCTGTCTCATCGCGGCGGGTTTCGAGTCGGCAAGGAACTCGTCATACCAGTGTATCGCCGGGGTGTCCTCGGTGTCGCCCTTTCCGCGGTAGAAAATCTCGAAACGCTTTTCCTTCTCGTTGCGCCGGGCCACGAGGATGTCCTTCTCGTAGTCGTCCCCGTTCTTGGTGAAGCCGCTTTCGAGAAGGTATTTTATGAGTTCTTCCGGTGTCATGCGGCTACCCCTGGTTGGTGATCCACGGTGTGTGGTCTTCCCTGCCGTTGTCATAATAAATCCGGTTGCCGACGGTCACCGCTTCGGCACCCCATGTCAGCTGCTGGCCGAAGATGTGCATGAACTCGAACAGTTCCAGGCGGTACATCTTGCGGCCCTGGAAGTTCGGGTTGGGCATCAGGGCCCTGTGGTTGGCGAGGAATTTTTCCAGTTCCGCCTGGACATCTTCCTTGCCGTAGAGCTGTTTCAGGTGGCGGGTGACCGCGTCGAGACCTTTCTCGGTCAGCTCGAATAAGACGTTCGTATTCATCTTGATTGTTTCAATCATTTTACATTCCTTTGTGTCTGGTATGAGGCTATATACGATTTCCACGAATCCGCAATCGCGGCCTTGACTTTGTCCATCCGTTGCTCTATGCTCGGGACGCTGCCGGCAAGCCTTTGCATGTCCCGGCTGCTATACTTCGGCATTTGCCGCCTCCTTCACGCACTTCTCGATATAGGCGCAGTGCTCCTCCCATGTCGGGAGGCCGGGGCCGTCGACGTGGCCGAGGTTCGGGTGGGAGATATACGGGCTGTAGCCGTTAATCATGGCATAGCGCTGTTCGACTGTGAGGTTTTCGTTCCGGGCGACATCACGTTTCCAGCGGACGTCGTCTATGATGCTCTCCGCCACCGTCCGCGGCTTCGGTTCCGCTTCCTTGAAACGGTCAATGGCCATCCACCGGTAAAATTCCGCGGCATCCTTCGGGTCGGCGAACATCTTTTCCGTCCACCACTCACAGTGCTGGAAGAACGTGTCGCCGGCTTTCGGCACCTTGCGCTGTACATGGAACGGCGTGTTCGGCGTGCCCGCTTTGACGTGCACCCGCCATTCGGTATTGCGCTCGTCCATCTCGGAAATTATCTGGAGCGCGGTTCGTCTCCACTGGCGTCTGAACTTGATTGTTGCCCATGCCAGTTCCAGGTCGTCCTTGAGCAGGATGAAGAGGGCGATTGCGGCAAGTATTGCATATACATATTTTGGCAGTTCCATGGCCGAAATATAGCAAAATTTACTATATTTCGAATATGAAGTTTGACTTGTCGAATTTGCGCATCCCGAAACTGGTTGAGGATCATTATAGGTGCCCGGACCGGAAGACCAAAGCCGATAAGGCGAACCCTTTCTGGCCGAATGTAATTCGGGGCGGTACCGGGACACTTGGCCTTCTCGAATATGGGTATAAGACCAACCGCGGATGCCTGTGGGAGGAACAGACCATCAAGATCGAGGATGCCCTTCGGCTAATGCGCATCCGGGTGGACGGCAACCGGGCGCAGCTGTCGATACCGCAGGTTTCTTCGGAATATGGCAGCTATGACTCGGAAACGGTATATACGCGAGAATTGACTGACGAAGGAACAATCAAGGATGGGCTGTTCCCGTCGCTCGCGGTCCGCGTCCGTGCATATCTTGACAAGAAGCCGGCCCCGGAGGGGCAATGTGCGTTCGATCCCTGGAATACTGATTATACGCACTATTCTGGAATTCGCGTCACCCCGTTTACACGGCGCAACAAGCTGTATGCCCTCGTTTACCTTTACAAGGTTCACTATGAATGGGACGACAAGTCCTCGCTGGGCGTATATATCGGCCACGAGTTCGTCTCCCCGCTGGAAGCCGACGGGGACGGCTACAAACTAGGAAAGAAGAGGTATAACCCGCATGCTTAACAATCTTGGAAAACAACCCAATAATGACCGTCTTGCATTGCTAGACTGCTGCAACGACGTGGAGCGCAAGATTTTCCGCCCGCTCCTCGACAAGTACCCGAAGGCGACCCTCGGCAAGTCCGAGTTCGGTGCCGTCCAGATCGAGTATTACGGGACGGCATGGAAGCTCGAAGCGTTCCTGGACATAATGGCCCCGGACGACGTTCTCAAGACGCTTGATGAAGCTCTGGCCGGAATTGATGAGAAGATTGCCCTCCGGGTAAAGGCATTGCGTGCGGCCTTCTTGGCACTCCACCCGGAGTGCACCGACGCCAAGGTGGAGCTTACCAACATCGTCGAGACGAACTATTCGACCCGTTACGACATGAAGGTCGTGGCAGTCCCACCACCGTTCGCGTCAATCACACTGAACATAAAGGTGGACCCGATGGAACGCGATGTTGACCCGTCATACGAGTGCCACCCGGAGAAAGTACCAAATTCGATTATCGGTCAGTGTCACGCACACACCAGGCCAGTCAAAGTAGGAGGATAGACAATGAGAAAGTTCCCTGAACTCCCGGACTTCGAGAAGCCCCGCAACCCCAGACCGTCCAACTGCCAGGGCTGCGGAGCCCTGATCGGCGGTGTAGGCATGACCTACATGCACGGTAAGTGGCTGTGCATCAACTGCACGGACCGCGAACGAAAGGGGCTCCCGCTGAAATGCCCCCGCTCCGTGCCGGGAGAAACCGAAAATGCCTAATATTCAATACGTCCCGCTGAACCCGAACCGTCTCTGGGCGGGAAGTGTCGCCTATGCCCTTTATAAGGTCTATCCGTCCGGCAAGAGGTGGCTCGTTGGCCACTTCTGCTCCCCGTATGACTACGAGGCCGAGATTGACTGGCTGGAAAGTCGCGAACCCGAGGCCGCGCCCATCTCGTACCGGGTCGAGGAAATAGGGTATTCCGTCAAGGGTGAAATCTGCGACTCCAGGAAATATGCCGACGCGATCATGGACCGGGCGAGGAAGCTCTACTACGCCCGCCAGGAAGCCATCAAGAGCTATGCCAGGTGGAAGGCCGACCTCGAACGCAGGGGTATCGACGAGCACAGCCTGCCGTTGAGCCAGCGCAGGATGCCACCGATGATAGGCACCAGCCTCACCTGGGCGGACACTATCCGGTATTGCTACATGGATTCCTGCACGGCGAGACCGAAGTGGGCCGCGGAGGGCAAGCGGGTCGAGGAGCTGATTTCCGCGGCGCTTGCGACGGAAGGGAAGCCCGAGCAGAACATGCACGGCATCGACTTCGCGCTCAGGTATCTGTACAAGAACGTCCCGGCAAACGGGCATACGCTAACGCCGAGGAACCGGGCGGAACGGAGGAAATTCGCCCGGGGCTGATCCTGCCCTGGTGTCAGGAATTACGGGTGGCCGCGTGCTGCCAGTTTTTGCTATATTTCCGGCATGAGTACACACGAACAGAGCGAGACCGTCCAGGTCTATTACCCCCTCCGGCTCGAACCGCTGAACGTCAAGGGATGGGACGATGACGACTATTCCGGGCCGTTATTCAACACGCCGGAAGAGGAGCGCCGGATCCTTCCCGACATGATGCTGGCATTCAACTGCTCCTACCAGGCAAGGAACAATCCGCACTACAAGCTGCCCGACGGAGTGAAGTCCCTGAATTACTACATGACGCTCGCCGACGGCATCGGCCTTGTCCTCTGCGTCAACTACGGCGTGGAGCACCGCATCCTCCACAATACCGAAGCGTTCAAGGACGCCCTCGCGAAGGCTTCCGAGGACATCGAGAGCAGCTTCGACTCCTGGCTGAACACCCACTTCGAGTTCAAGTCCGACGGTGTCAGGTTCGACGTGTGGGGAAGCGGGGAGCCCGTCAGGATTGTCGCCCCGGTGGGAGGCAGGGAACAGCTGATGTTCCGGTGGGACAGCCTCAAGGACATCGAGCATGTCGAATGGGCGCTCAGCTGCGACAACGACGCCCACAACATCATGTACCATGCCAAGGAGCACAAGGAAACGGTGAAACGGGTGCAGGACCGTCTCGACCGGATGCTCGCCGCCTGGGCCAATAACGGCATCGACCTCGACAACGACCCCTGCATCCAGTATGAACGCGACCGGCTCGCCGCATACAAGTGGTGCAGGAAGCACAAGAAACAGTTTTTCTACGCGAAATACTGCTAGGATCATATATGAAATACACTTGTGAAGACATTGTCCAGATCTACTTCAAGCTGAACGTATGCACTGGAGTGAACCACGACCGGCTGTCCGTAGCCCGCGAAAGGGAAATCCTCCCCGCGTTCCTCGAATGGTTCTCCACGACCTGGTTTGCGAGGAACTTCCCGCATAACGCGTCGGACCTCCCGAAGGGCGTGGAAATGGCGCAGCACTTCGTCACGTATGACAGGAAGAAGGGCCTCCTGCTCTGTGTCGGCTACTATTTCGACCACCAGCTCGTAAGGATTGACAACGCATTCAAGGCTGCATTGAAGGCAATCGTCGATGACGCCCGCGGTCAGTTCTCCGACGGGTGGGGCGAAGGCTTCATGCAGAGACACATGAAGTACGGCAACGCCCGCTTCTGGCCGGAACCGACCACGGGCATCGTCCGTATCGTCGTCCCGGTGATGGGGAACGAGCGCATGTCCGTCTGCTGGAAGTCCATCGAGGAAATCGAGCATGCCGGCTGGATGACCTACTTCGACAACGACGTATTCAACATCATCTACAATCGCAAACGTCACGAGGAGAAGGTCAAGGAGGCCGATTCGCAGTCGCTCCGAGACATCTACCAGTACGTGGACGAGCACAAACACCAGTTCATCAGGGTATGATATGAGCAAGGAAGAAAAAGAAGCGAAAGAACAGGCGAAGCTGTTCGAGAAGCTGAAGGGAATGACCCCGGAACAGATCGACGCATACGAAAAGAAACTGGAAGACGCCCGGCGTGAAGCCGACGGGCGCAAGGAAAAGTTCCGCCGCTGCTCGATCGAGATGTGCGATTTGCACAAGGTCATCGAACTCGCCAAGCGGGTGCAGGAAAGCCTGGCCGACAGGTGGTGCGCACACGAGCTCGGCGTAGGCAACCACCCGACGGTATTCCGCGTCAAGGAGCTCAGGGTGGGCATCAAGGACGGCGAGAGTTTCGCGGTCCTCGACCACGGCAATGTCGTCCTCACTCCCGAGCAGTGGTTCCGTTGCAACGAGGTCTACGTGGACATGTTCGAGTTCGCCCCGGGATATTCCATGGCGCCGACAGTCTTCACGACCGCAGTGTTCGGCGCGGGAGACCTCTGCGAGCTGGACACCTTCATCCGGGAAATGTGCAACGAGTTCAAGCCCGAACGCAAGACCATGCGGATCGACATCGAGGATTTCAAGGCGACGCTGCGGTCTGGTCGCGACGACTACATCAAGAACATCAACGGCCGCCTCATGAACAACAGCCTCGAAACACTCGAGGGCATCTTTAAGGAGCTGGGTATCTGATGGACAAGTTCAATAAGCCAAGTGAAACGGAATTCATGGACTACCTCGGGATGAAGGAGTCCAAGCGCAAGGAACTGCAGGACAGTGCAGACAAGGCGTCCGAGCGCCTGACCCACGAGTTATACCTCGCATCCGATCCCATCACGCTCGCCCGGCAGTATGCCCCGTTCCGCAAGAAGCTGCAGGACGCTGCCGACATATTCCTGGGCAAGTGGCTCTACCTCGAAGCCGGGACCGAAGTCCATCTGGGGGACGAGCCGTCGGTCCTCACGAAGCCGCTCATCCTGTACGGGAAGTCCATGACCATGCGCACCAGGTGTGAGGTAAATGGAACCTACTACAAGGACCTGGCCGGCAAGGACGGCAAGATTGTCGAGATGTCGTTCGAGGAGTTGCGGCTCATGGACCAGATCCGGCTGGATGTCGTCATCCTCCGGGACACGATTGCCAATGTCGTCCAGAACATCCTGTTCACCGACGTCGGCCTCGGCTCGCTGAGCAACATGGTCAAGATGCTTGACTACCATGTGGAACGGAACGACCCATACAGCAGGATCTTCCACGTATTCAAGAAGTTCCAGGACGCCCGCGGCAAGGAGAAGTGCGTCGAGTACCTCCGCGCAAACAAGGAACGCATCCTGGGCACGCTGAAGACCGGCCGCGAGGACATCATCCGGGCTTATGACTACATCACGGAGAACATCGGTTCCGACAAGTTCGACGGGGCAGAAGTGAAACGCCTTTTCCGCATCTACCGCTACTAGGTGCCCGCCATGTCCAGGCGCAAGGACACATGGTCCCGGGCGCTCGCTGCCGAGGAGAAATACAGGAAGGAGCATACGGTCGATAACAGCTGGATGCTCCTTTCCTCAAGCCTCCCGCAGCTGAACCCGAACGCCCGTTTCGAGATTTCCCGGAAGTTCACGCGGCGCCGGGTGTAAATTGCTATATTTCAGGCAAGCCCAGCACCAAGAGGAAAATCATGAAGAAACAGGAACAGTTCGTGGCATCCGCGGAACTCGCCTTCCAGATCAGGCACTACGAGGAAACCGCCAAGGCAGACAACGCCCTCTACCTCGACCCCACGGCCAAGCGTGCCCGCATCCGCGAGGCATCGTCCGCCCTCCTCAACCGCGTCTGCCGAATCAGCGAAAGCGACCCGTCGTTTGACGAGGCGGAACAGATGGCGAAGGACATCGTCGCGCAGTTCGCGGCACCCGAGACCGCGCCGGTCATACCCAAGACCAAGGAACAGATCTATGAGGAGACGGTCAAGCTG